ATGCTTAAAAAATTAATTGAGTTACGCCAACAAAAGGCAGGAAAAGTCGCAGAAATGCGCGCAATGCTTGATAAAGCAGAAAGAGAAAATCGTTCATTGAATGAAACTGAATCAGTAGATTTTGATAAATTGAAAGATTTAGTGAAACAATTGAGTGATGAAATCAGTAAATACGAAACCGTAGCAGATGAAGAACGTAATCTTGGTGCGCAATCTAACCCATTAGAAACCCGCAGCACGAAACAATTTTCAAATGATGAATTGCGCCATTACATTAAAACTGGTGAACTTCGCAATTTAACGACGGCTAACGGTGAAGATGGCGGCTATTCAGTCATTCCTCAATTAGATAAAGAGGTCATGAAACGCTTAACAGACGATAGCGTCATGCGCCAGCTTTGTAATGTAGTTCGCTTGCCTATCGGTGCGAAAGAATACAAAAAATTAGTATCTGCTGGCGGTGCAACCGTTGAACATGGCACAGAAGGCACAGCGCGCAACGGCACTGCAAGCCCGAAACTGCATGAAGTAACCATTGCATTAAATTCTATCTATGCTTATCCGAAAACTACTCAAGAGATTTTGGACTTCTCAAGCATTGATGTTTTAGGTTGGCTCACTGATGAAATCACTGAGACTTTCACTGAAACAGAAGAGGTAGATTTAACTTCTGGTGATGGTAACAAAAAATCAAAAGGGTTATTAACCTACGAACGCACAACTGAAAACGACAAAGTGCGCCCATTCGGCAAACTTCAAAAAATTGAAGTGGCAGGTGCGGCAAAAATTGAGGCAGATACTTTAATCGATGCGTTCTATACCCTTCACAGTAAATACCGCAAAAATGCCGTATGGGTGATCTCATCAACCATTGCAGCAGCATTACAAAAACTCAAAAACAAGAATGGCGATTATATCTGGCGCGATGGTTTAACAACCGATGCGCCCGCTACATTATTAGGCCGTCCAGTTTACTTCTTAGAGACAATGCCGACAGGTGGTGCAAATCAAGCCGTTATTGCCTTTGGTGATTTCAAACGTGGTTACTTCATTGTCGATCATGAAACAGGCGTACGAACTCGACCAGACAACTTAACCGAGCCAGGATTCTATAAAGTCCACACCGATAAATATTTGGGTGGTGGCGTGGTAGATTCCAACGCAATTAAAGTGATTGAGACAACGGCATAAATCATAGAGGGGCATAAGCCCCTTTTTTTGCTTAATAGGTGAAAAATGAAGAAAGAATTTGAAATCCGCTCTGCAACCATTTCAACGGATGAAGAGAATCAAAAGCTCGTTGGTTATGCGGTCAAATGGAACAGCCCTTCACAAGTGCTTTACTGTGATTTTGTAGAATCCTTTGCGCCTAAAGCATTCAGTGAAAGTTTAGCCAGTGGCGAAGATGTTCGCGCACTCTTTGAACACGACTACACCAAGTTACTCGGTCGAACAAGTGCGGGAACATTAAAACTAGAAGAAGATTCAATCGGCTTACGTTTTGAATTAACACCACCTGATACCACCTTAGGGCGTGATTTGTTGGTAAGTGTTGAACGCGGCGATATTAGCGGAATGTCTTTCGGCTTTTGGGCTAAAGAAGAAACATGGAATTTTGATGTAGAGCCTTGCCAACGAACCGTACAAAAAGCCGAACTCTTTGAAGTTACCGTAACAAGCATTCCCGCCTATCCTGAAAGTAGCGTAGAAATTGCTAAGCGTTCGATGGTCGCTGCCAAAGAAAAAACACAGAAACACTCTACCGCACTTTTGAAACAGTGGCTTGATGTGATGGAGGCTTAATATGTGGAATCCTTTTAGACGAAAAGAGCAACGTAGCGAGCCAACCACAATCGAAGAGCTTTTATCTTACATAGGCGTAAACAATACAGGTGCGGGCGAATTTGTCAGTCCACAAACTGCAGAATCGTTACCTGCCGTGATGAATGCCGTTACCGTCATTTCAGAGGCGGTCGCATCAATGCCTTGTTATCTATACGCACTAAAAGAAGATGGCCGAGAAAGAATCTATCGTCATCCTGTTGAATATCTTCTTAATGAGATGCCAAACCGCAGCCAAACACCGTATCAATTCAAAAATACGATGATGCGTCATTGTTTGCTAAATGGTAACGCTTATGCCGTGATTGAGTGGAATAACAAAGGCGAACCAATAAGCCTTACTCCTTATCAACCCAGTGCGGTAAATATCTTCCGTAAAGTAACGGGTGAATATATTTATCAAATCACAGACTTAAACGGGGTAACAAAAAACTATCTTCAAGATGAGATTTTGCATTTACGCCATAGTTCTATTGATGGATTTATGGGGCGTTCTCCGATAACAGTTTGTCGTGAAACGGTGGGTTTAGGTTTAGCCCAACAACGCCATGGCGCAGCCATTATGAAAAATGGATTGATGGCAAGCGGGCTTATTTCAACGGCTGAATGGTTAGATGATGCAAAAGCACAGAAAGCCGTGAAAGCTCTTGAGCGTTACAAGGGGGCAAAGAATGCAGGTAAAACCCCTATTCTTGAAGGCTCAATGGAATATAAACAATTAGGCATGACAAACCAAGATGCAGAATGGTTAGCCAGTCGCACGTTTACCATTTCCGATATAGCCCGAATCTACAATATTAGCCCAATTTTCTTACAAGACTACTCGAATAGTAGCTATGCGAATTTTAGTGAGGCGAGCCGCGCATTTCTTTCTCAAACCTTGCGCCCTTGGCTTACTAACTTTGAACAACAACTCAAAGATGCCTTGATGATTGATTTAGGCAGCAACAGCAAGAAACGTTACTTAATCGAATTTGATACAAGCGACTTATTACGCACCAGTCAAAGCGAACGTTTCAGTAGCTATGATGTAGCAATCAAAGCGGGTGTAATGTCTCCAAATGAAGTTCGCCGCCGTGAAGGTTTACCGCCTTATGAAGGTGGAGATGAATTTAGCCAGGCTTGGAAACAAACCGTAGAAGTTAAACGTGGTGATGAACAAGAACAGGGGGCAAGCAATGGCAGTGATGCTTAAAGCGGGGAAATATAACAAGGTGATTGATTTACAAAAGCAAGTAAACGAACAGAACGACTATGGCGGCATTGTGAGTAAATGGAGAACTATCTCTAATGTTCGAGCTGCAGTTGAGCCATTACAAGGTAGAGAGTTCTTCTCTGGGGCAGTGCCTCTAGGGGAGAACATTGTAAGGGTTAGGGTTCGTTATGGGATAGAAGTCGATCGCACTATGCGAGTGAAGTATGGCACAAGGCTACTTGAGATAACCAATATCATAGACAGCAAGGAATCTCACCGTGAACTTCAACTAATCTGTAAGGAGTTATTAGGCAATGGCACAAATTGAACTAGAAGAAATTAAGCAACATTTAAATCTCGATCATGATTTAGATGATGCGTTACTCGAAACCTATAAGGTCGCTACATTGGAAGTATGCCAAAAGCATATAGGCAAAACCTTTGGTGATGAAGAAACCGAAAATACCGTTCCGTTTACGCCATCAATTAAAGTCGGCTGCTTAATGTATATTGCCTACCTTTACACAAACCGTGAGGCTATAACAGATTTAGCCAATCTTAAACAAGCACCCATGACGATTTCCGCATTATGGGAAGTCTATAGAGAGCCTTGCGCTTACTAAGGGTATAGCTCTATGCCTTATCAACCATTAAGACGTTGTGGTTATCCAGGATGTAGAAATAAAGTGAAGTCGGGCAGATGTGAAGAGCATAAGCCAAAGGACAACCGCCCAAACAGCAGTGCACGAGGTTACGACCATAAGTGGAGTAAATACCGAGCGCAATACTTAAAGCATCACCCTCTTTGCGTGATGTGCTTAGAGAAAGGTATCTACACGCCCGCTACAGTGATAGACCATATCAAGCCAGTCGAGAACGGACAAGCAGACCCGCTATTTTGGGTTGAATCTAACCATCAATCTTTATGTCGTGATTGCCATAGCTATAAAACACGAGTGATAGACCAACGCGGATTTGGTGCGAAGAAGATTGATTAGACAAGGTGGGGGGAGTTTTTGAAAGAAAGTGGCAAGCCTAAAGAACCGCCCGCCTACTCAAATTTTTACGCAAAGTGATTTTTTAGAAAATAAGGAAAGTGAATGAGCAAGCGAAAAAGTTATAAGACACCTGATTTCTTGGATGATATTGCTAAAAGCCAATGGAAAGCGCGTATTAAACAACTTTCAGAACGTGGCGATATTAAGCCGGAAGATTTAACAAACCTTGAAATTTATTGCGAAAACTACGCAATTTGGCGGCATTCCGTGGCAGATTTAGCCAAAAATGGCTTCATTATCGTAAATAGCCAAGGCACACAATCAAGAAACCCGGCATTGTCCGCGAAAGCAGATGCCGAAAAAGTCATGATCAAGATGTCTTCCCTGTTAGGCTTCGATCCAGTAAGTCGCCGTAAAAATCCAGTAGAAACGGATGTTACTGATATGTTGGATGAAATACTCACAATGTAGGCGAAAATGGAAATCTGGCACGAATACGCGAAGAAAGTTCAATCAGGTGAAATAGTGGCTTGTCGCAAGATAAAACAAGCCGTAGCGCGTTATTTTGACGATTTAGCGAACCCCGCTTATTTCTTTGATGAAAGTGCGGTAAATAAATTCTTGGCTTTCTCCCGCCTATGCCCGCACGTTAAAGGGCATTTACGCGGGCAACCAATCGAGCTTTCAGACTGGCAAACCTTTCTCTTTGCCAATCTGTTAGGCTTTAAGCGCACCAATACCGGCTTGAGAAAATATCGTTCCGCTTATATCCAAGTGGCGCGAAAAAATGCCAAGTCCACCGTGGCCGCCGTGTTGGCTAATTGGTTCCTACTGATGGAAGCGGGCCAACAAGATATTTACACTGCAGCAGTAAGCCGAGACCAAGCCCGCATTGTGTTTGATGATGCGCGTCAAATGTGCCTACTCTCTCCCCTTTTGCGCAAACGGCTCAATATTCAGCAACATAAACTGATTAATCCAAAATCAAATAGCTTAATGCGCCCGTTAGCGGCGAAATCCTCAACCATTGAGGGAACTAACCCAAGCCTAGCCATTGTGGACGAATATCACTTACACACAGATAACAGCGTTTACAGCGCGTTAGAGTTAGGTCAAGGCGCACGTCCGGGAAGGTTTACTGTTTGCCATTACCACGGCGGGAAGTAACGTTATTTCCGCTTGTAAGCAGCACTATGATTACTGCGCGCAAATACTGGAAGGCAACGAACAAAACGACAGTCTATTTGTACTGATTTTTGAATTAGACGAAGAAAGCGAAATTGATAATCCGGAAAACTGGATAAAAGCCAATCCGAATATCGGTAAATCCATTCCTTACCTTGATTTTGAAAACACGATCAAGAAAGCACGAGGGATTCCTTCCGAGTGGGTGGAAATGCTCACCAAGCGTTTTAATGTTTGGTGCCAAGGCACGACACCATGGCTAGGCGAAGGCAATTGGGCGCAGTGCGCACGAGATTACACCGAAAACGACCTACTTCACCAAGATTGCTATTTAGGCTTGGATTTATCTAGCACCAACGACTTAACAAGCCTTTGTTACACCTTCCCTCAAGGGAAAAAAGTGCGGTTGATTACCCGGCATTATATTCCTGAATTTCAGCTTAACAATGTGGCCAACAAGAACCGGGCCATTTATCGAAACTGGGTGCGCAGTGGTTGGCTTATTGCCACAGAGGGCGACTGTATCGACTATGACAAAATCCGCGATGATATTCTCAAAGATGCGGAAAACTTCAATATCAAAATGATCGGCTTTGATGTTTGGAACGCCACGCATTTAAGAACGCAATTACAGGCAGCAGGCTTAGAGGTAGAACCGTTCCCACAAACCTATCAACGATTTAGCCCGGTGGCCAAAAGTGCGGAAGTGTTGATAAATCGCCAAGTGATAGAACACCACGGCGATCCGGTGCTTTCGTGGGCATTATCCAATGTCGTCATGGAAACCGATGCGAATGCCAACATAAAGCCAAACAAGAAAAAGGCCGCAAACAAAATCGATCCGGCAGTAGCTTTCTTGATGTCATTCGGTACTTATCAACTTGAATATGGCGATCTGATTTTTGAGTTATCGGAAGAACACAAACAGGCATTGGAACAATTTAACGGGATTGATTTATGAGATGTAAACAGGCAAAGCAAAACTTACTTCTTTCAGCGGTGAATCACTATAAAAAATCGACCGCACTTTTTACCTTTGTCAGCCTTTACGATGATGAAGAACCCTATCCAATCAGTGAAGTTATTCACGCATTAGAATGTAAATGTAATGCGGCCAAGCGAGAAATAGACAGCCGACCAAATAGCCCGAATATGGACGCGTTAGAAACGATTTACTTTATTGCCAAGAAACAGCTTGATGCCATGTTAAAACAGCAAAAAAGAATCAATGCCGGTAAGCGATGAAGAATAAAATATTTCCCTTATACTATTGAATCTTTCCCCATTTGTTACTATGTTATTTATTATAATAACCAGTAAAAACAAGGGGGGAACTATGGGGCTGATACTAGTTGCAATAAAGTGTATGGTTGCTGCTTTTTTTGTCGTATTAGCAATAGTTACCTTTCAAGACTGGTGGTTTATTGTGGCCTTTGGTTTAGCCGGAGGGCTTTCATTTACTATCGGTTGGCTTATTTACGATGAATATAAGAGCCGGAAAGAAAATAAACGGCTGGCCGCCGAGTGGGAAGAAAGAAAAAGCCGCCCGGTAGAATATGAAATAAATAACGCAGTTATCAAGAAAACATTACCGGAAAGGCAAAAGCCACTTATTACCGGCACGATAAACTGGATAGACGGCAACACCGGCAAAGAAACCACTTTAATAGATATTAGTGTAGATATAAAAAACAAATAACCGAATAAAGCGCACCTAGGCTGATCCCCGAAAGCAAGAAACCTTATCTTGTTGGTGCGCTCCTATCATAAGGGAAAATGCGAAAGGGGCATTTATGAAAAAAAGCAATATTCCAGAATGGTTTAATTTAAATGATTATGAAAATCTCAAATATATGAACCGTAACCAATGGCGACTAGTTTGGTTAGATAGGCTTAATGCTTATAGATATTTGAAGGAAAGAAAAAACACTTCTTCCATTAACAAAAAACTCATATCGGAACTTCCATTAAAAATTAAAGAAAATATATTTAGGGATAATTTAATATCCTATAAAGACACAATATGTGAATTTGATGAGACTTTAATATTCTTCACATATCAAATTGCTAAAATTTGGGGAAATGATCGGTTCATAAAAGTTTTGGATGATGTCGGGCACTATGTAGAAGAATCTAAAATAGAAAAAGAAGAAATAGATGATATTTTGGACGAAGTTTCTATTTCTGATTATCAAGAATTAAATCTAGACAATACGGAAATGTTAAAAAGAATTAATAGTAATCTTGGTCTTATTGTCTCAATCGATACCAATTTTTCGGATGAAGTCATTCTCAAGCGTTTTAAAGAAGTATTATCATCATATCGAAAAGAACGAGAAGAGAATGGAAAAATCATATCAGAAAATGAAATAAAAAGTTTGATTGGGTATAAAGTCATACCTTACATTGATTTGACTCTTTGGGGGATGATGACCGGCAAAAAAATCAGAGATCAAGAGATAGCTGATGCTCTATTTCCTGATGAATATGATATCTCAAGAATCGATACTGTCAGACAAACAGTAAAAAAGAAAGCTTTATCACTACTTTCGAATTCTTCACCTAAATTCATATAAAAATTTAAGCGTAAAATTACTAATAGTATTTTGCGCTTTTTTTGTATTAGTAATTTCAAAATAAAATTTCTTACTTATAAATTTTCTTCTTATTTCTTACTCTCGAAAGTAATTCAAAATAGCATTTAAATACCTCTCGTTCGAACAGCTCAACGGAATAGAACGCTATTCCACATAGTTAAACTAACGAGAGGTATTTTTTATGAGCCAATCTCAAACCCAATCTAAAAAACTCATCACTGGTGCCGAAGTCACTGTAATGATCGGCTTTGGTCGCACCAAACTCAATGAGCTTGTAAGAGCTAAACAATTCCCACAGCCGATCCGCTTTTCACAAAACTTTGTCCGTTGGGACTTAGAAGAAGTGAATGCGTGGATTGAAGAACAAAAAGCCGCACGCGCTTAAGGTGATGGAAGATGAACGAAGCAAGAAAACCAACACAATTCTTAAAAGTGTTACACCGTTTAATCCTTTCTAGCATTAGCGGCATTGATGGTTATTCAATGGGTATGACGTCAGCGCGTAACTATATCAGTGAACTTGAACGCAATCATTTAACCGGCAAAGTGAAACGTACAACGGAAAAGACTGCGGATGGAATGGGGCAATATTACCGCTATGAAATCGCAGATGCCGAACAGTTAAAACAGGTGATTGCCATTTATAAGGCTAAGGGAGGTGAGCTTACTGCGCATGAAGAACAGCAAGCCTACTTTCGATTCCGTTAAAAGAAAAACGCCGCAAGGCTCAACCCAAGCGGCGCATTCCCCTACCTTAAGACTCACTCAGAAGGTAGATAACCTAAATTACATGAGGGCGGAAACTGCGGAACACACTTTGAACGCTAATGAATGATTTTAGCGACCATGAGCCAAACACAAAGCACACGCCACGTTTCCCGATCTAAATCCATAAAAGGAATGAATATGAATTTAAATCACGTTAATTATAAACAACATGAAAATAATTACAATACATTTCACTTTACAAAGTGCGGTCAAATTTGCGAGTATATTTATACCTTAGCAAAATCTAAGGTCAGCCGTGGAAAGCTGAACTATTTACTACTGGCGAACGATAGCACGCCATTAAACCGTGCTTTTTTTGTTCGTGACATTCGCACACCAAAAGAATATGCGGATTTTGTTTTCAATCTAAATCCGATCATTCTCTCAATGGTAGAGCGTAATGAGCCGTCTTTGACGGGCTGTTTTCCAGTAGAAACAGTTTTCCACCTTGTTACGTTCTACCGCCCGACCGTGGAAAGTCTAGCGGTAGTTCCTGAAAATTTACTACTGGAACTTACGCAAATGTATCAATTCATTTTTGCGCTTATTCGCGCACCTCAAATCAAAATCAGACTTCTTGCCGATAATGAACAACAAGCACGCTCACGTTTTACCGATGGCGACACCTTGTTATTCGTTGGCAGAATCAACCAAAACCCACTCAAACACAACCGCACTTTTAGCGGCACTTCCTACCCTTTCTGTATCTGCTGAAATGGAGGTGGTTCATGGCTAATCAAATTCCTACACATTGCGCTATTCCAATGACCAAGGTTGGCAAAATTCAGAGTTCTATTCGCAGAGCGAAAGCAATTTTGGCATTAATTCGGAACGATGGGGGAGATATGGATTTAGACGGCTTTTATACAAGCACAGAAATTATCCAAACCGCCTTATCCGTGATTGATGATTATTTAGAACAAGCGGAGCAATCCTCAACAGTAGATTTTTATTTCACGAAAGGGAGCGAATGATGAAGCAATTAGACGCAATGGACGAAATCACAAAAAATCTTGCTCAAGCGGAAGCTATTCTGCTGATGGTGGATAACAACACAAGAGAGAAAGCATTAAGCGATTCACTTTGGGCTGTGCGTGATCTGATTGTACGAACTAAAGACGCAGTGAATGTACTTTGGGAGGGTGGCAATAATGAAAGTAAGTAACCAGTATAAGGGGAAACTCTCATTCAATCCTTTACACGCGGAATATGCGCAAATCAGCCGCCAATTTAAGTTAATCCATGATAGTAACCGGAAATGCCTTGAAGTTTATCCGGACGACTTCCATCACAAACTAAAAATGCGCGACGAATGTGTTGATTTAGTGGAACGGTTAAAAGGTGGTGGAAAGTTATTTAACGAATTGGCGAAAGCTGCCGATTTAACAAAAGAACAGACCGCACTTTTAAAGGACTTCAATCAGGCAAACAGCTATTTAATTTCTAAATTTGCCGAAGTAGTAACACAAATTGAACGATTACAGGTGGTGGCAAATGCGTAAGTTAAAAACCAAAGTAAGCAAGAAGCGCCCTAGCCTATTTGAGGAAGAACGATTGCCGGATTGGGAACAGTTGGTAAAAGCCATTAAACAGACTGAATTTTATCTTAGCTTTGCCAAAGACTACATTCACAACGGACATTTAAAAGGCGCAACAGACGCGCTGAAATCAATTAAACGAGCAACTACAGCAGGGTTGAAAATCACGGAGGTGAAATAATGGATCTCAATCAAAAAATGGATTATTCCAAACTAAATGCCGTTGAATTGAACGCGATTTCAATCAGTCATCAGAACATGGGAAAACCTAAAGATGAAGCCTTTAATTCGTCTTTCCCTTATACCACCGAATCAATTTTGGCATTAGCCGAACAGTTTATTGGTTATCCCGCTGAATATCTCGACGGGCTAAAAATTCTTCGTGATGAATTAATCACGATCAATAAGCATTTACTACAGATGGCACCAAAACCGCCTTCTTTAGCGCCGGAGGAAACCGCAGCAATGCTATCCAATGATGAACTTATAGATGGCTTATTGAAGCATAGCTTAGTGATTTCCTTGGTAAGCACATTTTCATATTTTCAGGAAATCGTTGCCATGCGTATCAATATGATTGAGAACGGCGCAGTTGAGGGGGTAAATCATGGCACGATTAATTAATGCACCGCACCTTGCGGATCAAATTCATGAACCTTACTCTGATATTTTTATTCTTGCTGGGCGTAAAGCCTGGCAAGCATGGGATAATGGAAAGGGTGAAGAATGGCTCTTGTTATGTTCTTTAATTCACGGATTAGACAGCACTATAAAACCAGTTATTCTTGCTGAAAAACAATTAGAGAATATTTCATCTATCCGCATAGTCAAAGAAGATCAACAATCAGTAAAACTTGTTCAATATGGTGAGCTGGCACAAGCTGAAATAACGGCTATTTGTCAAAACTTAGCTAAAAACTCTAATGCAATAGATGTCAAACTTCTTGATGCTGCAGCGCAGACTAAAGAAGATTTAAGTGCTTATATTCAACTCTTACGCAATGATAAAGATACTGCAGACTTCGTAGAGAAAATAGTACCGCCAGAGAAATTAAAAGAAAAAGACGGAACGAACAAAAAATCACGAGCCTTTCAAAAGTGGTTAAATTTAGATATGGCACTACAGCGTGGTTGCAGAGAAATCTATGCTTATGATGGTAAAACGTGGAATAAACAAGAAAATGATGATTTGGAAGAGAAAGCAGTTAAATTTCTTGATGAAAATGAATTTAACTACAGCGATTCTACAATTGATCGGTTAATCAAGACATTAAAAGCCCAATTGCCAAGAATGGGAGAAATGTCTAACGATTTGATAGCCTTTGAGAATAGTGTGTTAAATCGCAATACAATGGAATTTGAATCGCATAATCGGCAAAACTGGCTAACCTCTTGTATTCCTCATAAGTATGATAAGCATGCTACAGATACACCGCACTTTGACAAATGGTTGAGCTTTGTATCTGATGGAAACAAAGAGAAAGCAAGAAACATTCTAGCCGTTTTATATGCGATCTTAACCAATCGTTATAACTGGCAAATGTTCTTTGAAATTACAGGAAAAGGGGGAAGTGGGAAATCTGTGTTTGCCAGTATCGCCACTTTATTGGCTGGTGTAAAAAACACTGCATCAAGTAATTTAGAAAAGTTTGATGATGAACGCGGACTATCTGGACTTGAAAATAAAACGCTGATTTTATGCCCTGAGCAATCAAAATATGCTGGAGACGGCAGCGGTTTAAAATCTATCACTGGCGGTGATACTGTAAGGGTGAGATATAATTATCAAGATCCATTTGATGTAAAAATCACGGCTCTAGTTATGCTGATAAATAATAGGCCTTGTTCATTTACAGAGCGTTCTGGTGGAGTTGATCGGAGACGTGTTATTTTTGACTTCAAAAAGATAGTGCCAGAAGATGAACGCGATCCGCATTTTATGGATAAAATCACTCTAGAAGTAGGCGGAATTATTCGCAAGGTGTTTGATTCATTCCCTGATCCAAATGATGCGAAAAAGGCTTTAAAAGCCCAAATGGAAAGTCAGGAGGCGTTAGAAGTAAAAAAACTATCTGATCCACTTACAGACTTCTTTGGTTATTTCTACACGACAGAACAAACAGATGGGCTTTTTATTGGTGTTACAAACATGGGATTAGACAAAATAAGAACCCACCTTTACCCAGCTTATTTAGCCTATACAAAGGCGATGAATATCGGTGAATTAGGGCTGAACAATTTTGTAATTGGGGGTTGAGCAAGCCTTAAAACAGAATGGCAATAAACATGATTTCATGAAGAGACATACCAAAACTGGACGCAGGACAAATATCCATTTTAAGGATTTTGATAGTTTTCGAAATGAAATGTTTAGTTAAAAATAGCGGGTTAAATCCCGCTTTTTTATTGAGTGTTCACCTTTTGGTGAAGACTTGGTGAAGAGTCAAATGGGCAGTCTTCACCACTTAGAGTATTGATTTATAAGTAAAAAACACCAAAGGTGAAGAGGTGAAGACTAAAACCTATAAAAAACTTTTTTAATATACTAATTATAAATTTAAGTTCATTCCGCAAGATTCACAATAATCACTCCATAACTGCATCACTGGTCGGCGAAGTTCCACATAATCATAACGGTTATATGCTTGGCTTGTTTTATCTCCGACACGATGAGCGAGACAACTTTCGGCAAGACGAAAATCAACAGCCTGATTCTCCAAAAATGTTCTAGCTATCGATCTCAATCCGTGTGAATCTTGAATCCCTTTATAACCTATCTTTCTCAATGCATTAGCTATTAGTTCTTTACTAGCGGAATGATTGGGCTTGCTATAATGAGAAAAAACAAATTTATTATCTCCAGTAAGAGGCTTTAACTCTTCCAAAATTTTTAACATTAAAGAAGAAAGCGGAACAGTATGAGGAAATTGCCCCTGTCTTGTTTTTTTCATTTTGATTGCAGGAATAGTCCATAACTTCTTATCAAAATCAATTTCAGACCATTCAACAGAAACAGCCTCTGCTGGACGAACCATTGAAAGTAATTGCCAAAGAAATAACATCTTAGTTAAATAATCCCTATTTGAGTTTCTAAAATCATGTAATAGTTTCGGCAATGCCTCTGGCTTAATGGCGGGATGATTCTTTTGTGGCTCTTTGTGATAAGCATCTGCAGCTTTTATACAAGAATTAAAAGGCATTAATCCTAGCGTTACTGCATAATTCAAAATTTGATTAGATAAATTCAACAATCGATGCAACGTATCATTAAACCCTTTTTCATATAGAGGTTTAACCGTTTTAATCAGTAAAGGAGAGGTGATATCATCAATAGAATAGTTACCAATCTGATTAAAGATATATTTTTCTAGCCTGGCCCAATTCTTTTCCATAGTTAAAGGCTCAACTTCCCTACTTCTCTTTTCCTTCCAAAGCAACGCGACTTTAAAGAAGGTATTTTCATTCTCTCCTCTAGCGATTCTCTCTTGTTCTTTTTCATGTTCTTGAGGATCGATTTTTTGAGCTATCAGAGAAAGCCATTCTTCACGCTTTTGGCGAGCCAATGAAAGAGTTATAGAGGGATAAGTACCAATAGTAAAAGATGTTCTCTTATTTGTGATTGGGTGGTAATAGTTAAAAATCCACGCCTTAGCTCCTGTTGGTTTTATGCGTAAAAAAAGACCTTTACCATCAGTTAAATTGTATTCCTTGGCCTTTGGTTTAGCCTTATCAACTTCAGTATTTGTGAGAGGTTTAGTAACACGAGGCATCACTTTTCCTTAGTTTTAGTAACAAGCTTTTTAAAGTTTAGCATCTTGTTACTAAACTTGTTACTAAAAACAGCGATTAAAGACAATTAAAGACGATTAGATATGAGGGGTGAAAGTGCCATAAACCCTTGTAAAACCTGGATAAAACAAAACCCCGCGATTAATTTCGCGGGGTTATGAAAGGGTTAGATGGTGCGACTAGCTAGTTTCTTATCCTTATAAAGATCAAATAATTAGCACAAATCTGTGCAATTTCAAAAATGTGATATTTATTTGATTTACATCAATAAAAATAGGTAAATTTTTTCACTTTTCTGCGTTTGTTTGCGTTAAAAGATCTGAAATAAAGGATCTAAAGGGCGCTATTACTGAAAAGGATTGGCAAAGGATCTAAATCTGCGTTGAAATCGATATCTTTAGTGTGCGGGCGTGGCGAGGGTTTGACTGCGATTTTTCATGCGGATTTTGGGCGGAAAATCAGAGCAAATTAGGCTTTTCCGCTTTGTGCTATTAGGTGGTTTGGTATAATAAACTGGGGAAATATTAAGAAGAAAAGAGAAAACAAACGCCCTTTTGTGTGTCAATGCAAAAGATCTGCCAGAGATAATTCGGGTGCAGATGACGGACTCGAACAAATAAAAGGATCAAAAAAGGCGTGATGATTATCACGCCATACAGTAAACAATTTGACTACTCTAATAATTTATACTCATTGAACGTGATCACTTCTTCCCCTACCCAACTATTAATCTCTTTCAATCGTTCTTGCAATGTGATTATCTCATTAATAAAAAACACTCGCGTTGCCTTTTCAACGTCACCAAAGCCACCTGTATTATTCGGCACAATCCCCATTAATTGCGGTGGCACACGGTGCGCAGCTAACACATCATCACGGCTTGCATTCTTGATATTTAAAAAATCATCTTTTGCGATAGCATCAGACAATGGAATAACTTGCATCCCGTCTTTCTTTCCGTTTGGAATATAAACAAATAAATTCTTAAAGTTGCCAGTGCCCTTGGTTTGTCTGATTTGCGTTTTGATTGCTTCAATATCGTCTTGGTTCTGTGTTGGGTCGGTCATGTAAATAATCGAACCCGCATGCGCACCATTCAGATAATATTTACGGCGGAACAATGTGGCACTTTCATTTAAAAAAGCAGATTGAAGTGCGGCCAAATATTCTGGCACACCATAAATCTCTTGATTCACATCGGGATTAATCAAGTTAAAGACAGAACCTTTTTTAAATTCATATTCATCAAATCCATTCACAATCTGATAAAACACGCCTGTTTCAACACCGACACGCATATATTTAGCAAGGGGAGATTTCAGTGATACGACTTTACCAAACGAATTTACAGTTTTCTCAATATAAGCATTGCCAAATACTAAGTAATCTTGCACCAGTTTTTCTAATTGGGTACGAGGTAAAAGTGCGGTTGTTTTGCACGTTGAAAGTAAAATGTTTTTCTTCACCGTGATCGCACTGTTGTGATGGGCTGAGGCATTTAAGGCTTTAGCCAAATAACTTAAATTAATTGGCGGATTGTAATATTTTTCATACATCAATACGCTTTCGAAATAATTCAGTACTTCTGCACGGTCAAGCACTGGAATAGGTTCACCAAAGCTGAACGCCTGTACTTGATTTCCAGTAGAAAGTGCGGTGGATTTTTTTGTGTTTTTGCTCATTGGGTTATCCTATTCAAAGGTAAATATTGTTGATTTGTTGCTTGATACATCGCCGCCTAAACCATAAGGCACATTTAAAATGCAGTTCATAATCGCCCATGATAAATCGCCGTGGCTTGCATCTTCCGAACGGTCTGAAACATAAGTAATTTTTCCTGTGCCAGTAATGCGTTTTTTCACCGTCATAAAACTAGTCACGATGTCATTGTCACCACTATCAAATTTAAGGCGACGTTTTTGAATTAAGTTTTGTGTTTTTAACACCATTTCATTTTTAAGATCGGCGTTATACTCTAGGCCCTGCGCCATTGGATAAAACTTTCTCACTTCCTGATAAACACCCGACCCCATACCCGTTTTATCAATCACGATGCGAGTTACATTGTAATCATCACAAAACTGCTTAATGCGGCTTGCTTGTGTTTCGTAATCCATACCGTGAAAAGTTTGTTTATGTAAAACGCGATAATCTCCCCCTTCCACTTTCGGCGGTGCAACAATCACTAAGGCTGCACGGTCGCCAGTAAAAGCAGGGTCATAACCTAACCACACTTCACGATTGCCGAATGGGCGTTGATAAAATGGCTTGTAATCGTGCCATTCTTCCAAGCTGTCCACTTGACAAAGTTGCAAGTCGGCAAATTTAAACGCCGACGCGTTATCATCAGCAAACTGGCATAAAAACAACTGCTCAAATTCTTCTTTGCTGTTTTCTGCAATCAGGTCGTCAATATTGAATAAATTGCACCCACCTTCCATCGCATCATAAATGCTCACAATCTGTTTCCATTGGCGGTCAGCACAAAGTTTGCCGCTTTTTAAATTCTCGTGCGAAATGTCAATTTCGACTTTGTCAGATTTGGCCCGATTTCTATTAAACGCCTTGCCCGAAAAGAACGCATAAGCAGGATGTGCAATTGTGGTCGGCGTAGAAAAATAAGTTTGGCGATACATCTTTTGAGCCGCCATACCTGATGCCACTTTTCGCATCACATCAAATTTAGGCACCCAAAATACTTCATCAAAATACAAATTGCCGTGGTAGGATTGAGCCGTAGCGGAGTTTGTGCCAAGGAAAATCAATTCTGCCCCATTTGGCAATTTGATGGTTTCGCCTTTTAAATCTACATCTGCCGTTTGCTTGGCGTAATTCACAATGTAAGAACGGAACTGCAACGCCTGTTTTTTACTGGCAGACAAAAAGATTTGATTGTGTCCAGTTGTCAATGCGTCAATAAAAGCTTCATGGGCGAAATAGAAAGTTGCCCCGACTTGTCGGCTTTTTAAAATATTTCTGATGCGGTGTTCTTTTGCTTTATGCCAAACACGCTGATAATTAAACATCCCATCAAGAAAGCCATTAATCAGCAATTCTTCTTGTTCCTGATCAATGGCATTGGGTTCGGTTTTCTTGCGGTCGCCCTTGTTGCGGTTCGCCAGTTTCGGGTTTAAATCTACTTCGTTACCATCACCAAAAGAATACTTTTTCACTCTCGCCATTCTTTCCATTTGGCGACCGAGCAAATCAATTTCTTTGTAATCTGAACCGCTCTTTTCTTCTTTTGCAATCAGCAAATTCAACCTTGTCTCTAATGCCAATTCAACCCGACCGACAGGCGCAATATCATCCCACTTTTCTCTGTCTTTCCAGCTGGCAATCGTTGATGCAGGAATATCAAGCTGACGAGATATTTCAGCGATTTTATAACCACTGAAATACATCTGCTGTGCTTTACGTTTGATTTCCGCCGTCACTTCGAGTGAAGGTTGATTAATAACTTGTTCGTCCATTCCTAATCCTTTCTATTTACAACCGCATAATAGAAAGGGGGCGAATGTTAGTCTTTCCGCTTGCTCTGTGAATCGGCATACAACAAAAGCAACTCATAGACTACCAAAATTAAACCTTTCAGAATAGCGATAATCATTGAATCAAACCAACCACAGAAAGGATAACCAATGGCAAAAAAATCTAAATGGGTCATTGTTGCAACAGAAGGTGCCACTACAGATGACCGCACCATTCAACGCAACTGGATTGAAGAAATAGCCGAAAGTTACGATCCAAAAAACACCTATGGTGCACGTATCAATCTCGACCACATCAAATTCTCCTTATACATGCCAGAACTAGCAAATTCTCATTGCTTTGGTGATGTATTAGCCGTGAAAGCAGAAGAACGTGAAGACGGCAAATTACAACTTTTAGCTGAATTACAGCCAACTGATGCACTTATTGCCTTAAACAAAGAAGGGCAAAAAGTTTACACATCCGTAGAAATTGACACCAATTTTGCCGACACAGGCAAAGCCTATTTAGTTGGTTTAGCCGTCACAGACAATCCAGCAAGCCTAGGCACAGAAATGTTAAGTTTCTCACACAATGGTTTAAATGCTCGCAAGTTAAAAGCCGATAACCTATTCACTGCCGCTATTGAAACTGAATTGGAATTTGTGGAAGAAACACAAAGCATCTTTGAAAGAATCAAAGGCTTGTTTGCGAAAAAAGAAAAATCAGACGATGAACGCTTTTCTGATCAAACACAAGCCATTGAGCTTTTAGCCGAGCAAACCAAAGAAACCTTGGAAAAATTAACCGCACTTTCTAGCGATTTAGCCAAACAACAAGCCGAAATCGAAGAAATGAAAGCGGGTAATGCAGAAATCCAAGCAACCTTTGCAGAACTCAAAAAGCCTGTAGAACCCGAAAATCCTCGCCCTTTAGTTTACGGTGAAAAACCTGAAACTGACGGCCGCTTCTTTTAATTTATCTTAGGAAAAAACCAAATGAATAAATTTACCAAACAAAAATTTAATGCTTATGTAGCTGGTGTTGCACAAGATAACGGCGAAGATGTTGCTTTTATCGCAAATGGCGGTCAGTTTACCGTTGAGCCAACTATCCAACAAAAATTAGAAAATGCCGTGCTTGAAAGTTCTGATTTCTTAAAACGCATCAATGTGGTGCCAGTTACTGAAATGAAAGGTTCTGCATTGCGTTTGGGCGTGCTTTCACCAGTTGCAAGTCGCACAGATACCAACACCAAAGCACGTGAAACTACAGACATTCACAGCTTGCAAGAAAACACCTATTCTTGCGAACAAACCAACTTTGACACGCATTTAAATTATGCAACCTTAGACAGTTGGGCGAAATTCCCTGATTTCGCCGCACGTGTGGGCAAACTCAAAGCCGAACGCATTGCATTAGACCGTATCATGATCGGTTGGAACGGTACAAGCGTGGCGGCAACAACCGACCGCACCTCAAATCCATTATTGCAAGATGTGAATAAGGGTTGGTTAGTCCAAATCGAAGATAAAGCCAAAGCACGTGTGTTAAAAGAAATTGAAAAAAGCAGTGGCAAAATCGAAATCGGCGCAGGTAAAACCTATAAAAATCTTGATGCCCTTGTCTTTGCATTAAAAGAAGATTTCATCCCAGCACAATATCGTGACGACACTAAACTGGTTGCAATCATGGGTAGCGACTTATTAGCCGATAAATATTTCCCATTAATTAACCAAGAAAAACCAAGCGAAATTTTGGCTGGCGATACCGTCATTAGCCAAAAACGTGTGGGCGGGTTACAAGCCGTATCTGTTCCATTCTTCCCGAAAGGCACAGTGCTAATTACCTCACTTGATAACTTATCTATCTACGTGCAGGAAGGCAAAGTGCGCCGTCACTTAAAAGATGTGCCAGAACGCAATCGTGTGGAAGATTATTTATCGTCAAACGAAGCCTACGTTGTGGAAAACTACGAGGCAGTAGCTATGGCGAAAAATATTACGATTCTTGAGGCTCCTGAGCCTATTTCGTCTGTGGCAGCATAACGGAATCAATAATGCGCCCAACCAAACGCCATTTTCTGGAAGTTTCTGCCGCTATTGCTAATGCGGCAGAAACCGAAGATCTAAGCGGCTTTACGGAATACGAAAAAATGTGCCGTATTCTTGCTCGCCATCGAAAGGACCTAAAAAACATCCAATCAACGGAACGCAAAGGCGCATTTAAAAAGCAAATTTTGCCTGACTATCTACCATGGATTGAAGGGGCGTTATCGGTCGGAAGTGGTAAACAAGATAATGTCTTGATGACATGGTGCGTGTGGGCGATTGACTGTGGCGAATATCATCTCGCCTTACAGATTGCCGATTATGCCGTATTTCATGATTTACGCTTGCCCGAGCCATTTACCCGAACACTTGGCACCTTGTTGGCAGAAGAATTTGCCGACCAAGCCAAAGCCGTACAAGCCGCAAATAAACCGTTCGAAGTAGCTTACTTAGAGCAAGTCCAACGCATCACCGCTGATTGCGATATGCCCGATGAAAGCCGTGCGCGATTATTGCGTGAATTGGGCTTGTTATTGGTTGATAAAAACCCTGAACAAGCACTGACATATTTAGAACGTGCTTTGGGTTTAGATCAGAAAATTGGCGTGAAAGGCGATATTAAAAAATTACGTAAGCAATTAAACAAAGCCGATGAATAATCGGTTTTAGTAAAGAGCAAACCACGCAGCCGTCGGGCGGATTAAAAGTGCGGTCAAATTCTGACGGATTTATTGGCCGTACTTAATTTAATCCTCACCCGACTTTTTTTATAAGGGTAAATCAATGAGCGACGGCGCAATATCAGTCAAACTTGCCCCCGATTATGAAATGGGCGAAGTGCAGCAACAGTTAAATGATTACGATACCTTAGATGACATTATCAGTAATGACGGTTTCTTCCCCGATATGTCACTTGCTCAATTTCGTAATCAATACCGTGCAGACGGCACCATTACCACACAACGTTTACAAGATGCCTTGATTGAGGGCATGGCAAGCGTCAATGCAGAACTCTCCACGTTTAAAACGCAAAGCAAACACGACGGTTTAGAACAGATCACAGCCCCCTCCATCAATGGCGAAAGCGTGCTGATTTATCGTTATAAACGGGCGGTAAGTTGCTTAGCTCTGGCAAACCTTTATGAACGCTATGCAAGCTACGACAGCACCAATGATGGCGAAAAGAAAATGGCACTACTCAAAGACAGCATTGATGAATTACGCCGTGATGCTCGCTTTGCGATTAGCGACATATTGGGCCGAAAACGCGTCGATGCGGAGTTAATCTAATGCAAGTTTACGCACAACAAAATGACAATTTAGACGCCATTCTTTATCGCTATTTTGGACGAAGTGAAGGCTTACTCGAAATAACCTGCGAACTCAATCCGCATTTAATGGATAAGCCCATTATTCCCATTGGTACCCCAGTCATATTGCCAGATGCCGATACAAAAAAAATCAGTGTAGCAAATGACACAATTCAACTTTGGAGCTGATATGCACGACACACCATCAAAAGCATCTTACATATCAGGAATATTCGCCTTTTTGATTGGACGCATTGCCGATATGTTCTCAAATGTAAATTGGGCTGATGTCGCATCGGTTACAGGTATTGTGATTGGTGTCGCCACCTTTCTTGTGAATTGGTATTACAAGAAAAAAGATTTTGAATTGAAAGAAAAAGAACTCGAACAACGGATCCATCATCATGATTAAACGTTCTGCTAAATACATCTGCGCCATATCTGCCGTTGTTGGACTGGTGATTGCCACTCATGGGAATGAAATTCGAACCTCAGAAAAAGGCTTGTTACTGATTGGCAATGCAGAAGGTTGCATGAAAAAGCCCTATCAATGCCCTGCCGATGTTTTAACTGTCGGCATAGGCATAACCGATGCCGTTGAAAAAATCGACCGCAATAAAATTTACACCTTGCAAGAAATTGCCGAGTTATACGTAAAAGGCATTAAACAATCAGAAAAATGCGTTAATCAATATGCCAACGGGCAAACCATGCCACAAGGTGCATTTGATGCCTTAGTGTCCATCACCTTTAACGTAGGATGTGGCAAATTAAAAAATAGCTCACTTTTTAAAATGGCACGCCAAGGCTACAGCAAAGCCATGTGCAGTCAATTCGAACGTTGGATTTACGCAGCAGGAAAACCGCTAAAAGGATTAATTGAACGCCGTCAAAAGGAGAAAAACCTATGTTTAATTTCTTAACCGCAAAAGAACGAAGCATTTTACTTATTGGGCCAATATTACTTGTACTCCTAATTATTTTCCTAGGGTTTGAGGCGAATTATTGGCGAAAAGAAATGCTCAAAGAAGAACAGCTAAAACTGAAATGGCAAAACTCTTACATTGAGTTAAATCATAGCGTTCAAAATTTTGCCGAACAGCAAGCACAGCTTATTCAAGCTGTAAACAACCTCAAAGCAAACCAAAATCAACAAACACAGGATTTAAAAAATGTACTTAAATCAAACCAAGATTGGGCTGACCGCCCTTTGCCTGATGATGTTAAACGCGTGCTCAACTCAACAGGAAGTCATTAAATCACCGATTCTTTGTCCGCAAACCACAGAGTGCAGTGCGTATTCGCCACAAATTCGCACCAATGGCGAATTAGCCGAAGCGTATTTACAGACACAGCACCACCTTGATTTATGCATCATTGAAAACTCAAGTTTAAAAAAATGCATGGATGAATTTAATAAAAAGGAACAGCCATGACAGATCAATTCGACCGAGCACAACAGCTTGAAGAAATGCAACGTGAAATCGCCCTCAAAAAACACCGCACTTTTAAAGCGGTAAGTCGCCTTTATTGTGAAGATTGTGATGCACCCATCCCCGAAAAGCGCAGACAAATGATTCAAGGCGTAACACGTTGCGTGACTTGCCAACAAAGATTTGAAATGCAACAACGGAATTTTCGCAAATGAAAAAACCCAACCAACTGCGCAAAATCCTTGAACAAAGCCATCCCGATTTTGTAAAAAATCCCGACCATCTACAACTTTATGTGGACGGTGGGCAAATCGTCGCAACGGGTGCCGCATCATTTAGTTTTGAATATCGTTACACACTCAATGTCGTGGTGACTGATTATGCAGGCGATATTGCTACCTTGATTGTGCCAATGATGGCTTATCTCCGCACAAATCAACCTGAAATATTAGAAAATCCACAAATTCGAGAGAATGCGTTTAAATTCCAGGTGGATTACAACAATAACAACACCGCAGATATTAGTTTCGAAATCCAACTCACTGAACGTGTCGTATCGAAAAAAGACGGGAATAACGTGCAGATCCATTACGCAAAAGAACCAGTATGGGATGAACCAACTCGAGTAAAAGTCTATTTGGAAAACTGGGATTCATTAATTTTTGAGGGTGATATCGTCTAATGGCAACAGTCGAAGAAGTTCAGGCAAAATTGACCGCACTTATTGCCAATCTTTCTCCACAGGCACGCAGACAGCTTGGGCGAAAAATCGGGCAAGCCTTACAAAAAAGCCAATCGAACCGAATTGCACGCCAACAAAATCCAGATGGTTCAGCCTTTGAACCTAGAAAACCACGTAAAGAATTTGGAAAAAAGAAAGGACGAATCAAACGTAAAGCCATGTTCGCTAAACTCCGCACAGCCCGTCATTTAAAAGTGCGGTCAAATGGGAACGAAGTTTCAGTGGGTTTTAATGGCTCAAGTGCTGCCATTGCTGCAGTGCATCAATACGGTTTAAGCGCTAGCCCATCTAAAGATAAAGATTTCAAAGTGCAATATGCCCAGCGTGAATTACTGGGCTTTTCGGAAAGTGACGTGGATTTAATTGAAGATTTGATTATTGAGCAGTTGAGTGTCTAGCTTTCAAATATTGATTCCATTTCCAGATACAGAAAAGATAAAAAGCAAACGCAACAAGCCCTAGAAAGATATTAATTTCAGCTAGCCATAAGATAGATCCTAGCATCATCATATAGAGAAAAATTAATGGTGCAGCAACAATTCCGGATACCATAACAGGTAATGAAATCACACCAAACGCGATAGCAAGCCCGAATAGTGCAATACCAAAAACGCTTAATGAAAGTAGTGCCATCATTGATATTTCTCCTTTCTGTTTTCCTTAATTATTAAGCCTAAAACAAATATTTGTCAACCAAAAGAGAGTGTTTTATGAACAACTTACAACTTTCAGTTTTATTAAATGCGATTGATAAAATGTCTGCTCCAGTTCGCAGTGCATCTAAAAGCGTTTATGAGCTATCGGCAAAACTAAAAGAAAGCAAATCGATTCAGCGACAACTAAATCAGCAAAATAAGCAGCATCAAGCTGCAATGAAACAATATGCTTCTGCTATCAACCCATTGAAATCAAAATTAGATTCGTTGAATCAAGAATTAGAACAAGCCAAACAAAAAGCGGCATCTTATGCTCAATATATGAAGAATTCTCAACATCCTACTGCAGGCTTTCAAAAGGAAGTAGAGAAAGCGAGAAGTGCGGTAAAAAAACTCAAGCAAGAACAAATGGATGCAGCAAATAAATTACAGCAAGCCCGCCAAGAATTAGCAAAATCAGGCATTTCCGCAGAAAAACTCGCGCAAAAACAAAGAGAGCTACAGAAAAACACCAAAAGCGCAACGGATCAAATTAAAAATCAAGAAGCTGCATTGAAAAAACTCAACGCAAAACAGGCCGCTTATAATCAATACCGTGGGCAAGTTGAGAAACTTAAAGATATCAGTGGTAAAGCACAAATCATTGGTGCACAGGCAACAGCTGCAGGTGCAACCATCACAGCGCCCCTTGCTAAATCCGTAAGTGATTTTATGAACTTCGAAGATGCCATGGTGGGAGTGGCAAGACAAGTACAAGGATTAAAAGATAATGCTGGGAACTTCACGCCTGAATTTGACGAATGGAAAAATAAAATCCAAGCATTATCGACAGAATTGCCACTCACCACTGTAGAAATCGCCAATATGATTGAATCGGCGGCTCGAATGGATATTCCAAAAGACGAATTGGAAGATTTTGTGCGATTAAACACGCAAATGGCAACCGCCTTTGATGCGGTAAATCCTGATGAACTTACTGAAAACTTTGGTAAGGTGAGTAAAAACTGGAATTTATCTATTCAAGCCTCAAAAGAATTGGCTGATTCGATTAACTATCTTGATGATAATGCTATTTCGAAAGGCGATGCCATTATCGGTTTTATGAATCGCCTAGGCGGTATTAGTGCGGTAGCAAAAATTACCGATAAAAATGTTGCCGCACTTGGTTCTACTCTTATGACGTTTGGTTCCGATGAAAGTTCAGCAGCAAATGCGGTCAGCTCTACATTTAGCCGACTTTCTCGAGCGACAACCATGAAGCCGGTAAAAAGAGGGTTAAAGGCATTAGGGCTAGATGCAAGCAAAATTCAAAAAGGTATGGTAAAAGACGCTCAAGGCACATTGATGACCATCATAGAGCGCATAAAAACTATTCCAGAGCATTTACGTTCTGCCGTCTTGACCGATATTGTAGGTGGAAACTATGGCGATGAAATTATAAAACTGGTGAAAAACACCGATGAATGGAAACGTCAAATTGCCTTAGCCAATGACGAATTAGCAAAAGGTTCAATGAACCGTGAATTTCAAACACGGATGAAAGCCCTTTCATCCACATGGGGTATATTCAAAAATCAATTATTCAATCTCAATGCGACTATTGGCAACGCGCTTGCGCCAACATTAGATAACCTAATGAAAAAAATTGGTGGCACCGTCGAAACCATAAGAAATTGGATAATTGCACATCCAAAATTATCATCTAATTTAATGATTTTTATTGGTGTAATTGGTGGTTCGCTTACTATCTTTGGTGCATTTGCCACAATTCTAAGTTTTGTCTTATATCCCGTTGCAAGATTATTTTTAGGCCTTTCAAAATTAAATATATTATTGCCTAAGTTTAAATCTTCTATGGCTTCTGTGGGTGGTTCTATTCTCCGCGGATTATTATCACCGCTCAAATTGTTAGGTTTTGTATTTTCTACAACAGGATTTGCTATCGCTGCAGCCGCATTACTTATCTATAAATTTTGGAATCCAATCAAAGCCTTTTTCGGCGGTTTTTGGGATGGCTTAAAATCAGGTCTCGCCCCCATCCTTGAAAAATTCCAACCGCTTGGCACCGCATTTAGTGTCGTCGTTGGCTGGATTGAAAAAGCGGTGAAATGGTTTACTGATTTATTGTCTCCGGTACAAAGCACCAAAGAAGATTTAGATGCTGCAGTCAGTGCAGGGGAAAGATTCGGAAATGGAATGGCTAAAGCGATTGAGTTTATTCTGACACCATTAACACGATTAATGGATGGTATCAAGTGGATTTCTGAAAATATGCCAAGTTGGGAGGGAATTAAAAATAGTGTATCTAGTGCATGGGAAAGAACAAAAAACACTTCGAGCAACGCTTGGCAATCAACAAAAGAAACGGCAGGAAGTGCTTGGGAATCATTTAAGGATTTCACTGGCTTTGGTTCAAATGGCAAAAAATTACCGAGTCAAAATTGGTCAGGCGGCTACACTGGCAATGGCGGCAAATATGAACCCATGGGCATTGTCCACGGTGGCGAATACGTGATGACCAAAGAAGCCACATCTCGACTTGGCGTCAATACACTCAACGCTCTTAATTACGGTAAACAAGCACTGATTGCGGGCGGATTGGGGATCAGCGTTGCAACGGCTGCCCCTGTGCAAGTGGATACTCGCGCGCCAATTTCTGCTCGTCCAGTGGTGACGCAATCCAGCCAACCAATGAGCGTAAATATCACCATCAATGCCGCACAAGGCATGGACGAACGAGCCATTGCACAACAAGTGGCAAAAGAAATACAACGTATCGAAAACCAACGCCAAGCAAGAGCAAGAAGTTCCATGTGGGACAGAACATAATAAAAGGGCGAAAGCCCTTTTTTGTTACCTATTATTCCACACGCTCCCTCACTCGCCACACCGCACAATATTGCCAACAATAAGGCATTTTCTTTAACTGTGAATGCCTATGTCTGCTGAATTACAACGAAAACTCGACAACATTATCCGCTTTGGGGTGATCGCTGAAGTGAATCACGCCACCGCACGTGCTCGCGTAAAGAGCGGTGATATTCTCACAGAGTTTTTACCATTCGTTACATTTCGTGCGGGCACAACTAAAACATGGTCGCCGCCTACGGTGGGCGAACAATGTGTGATGTTATCAGTTAGCGGTGAATTTACCACTGCCTGCATATTAGTTGGGCTTTACACACAAAACAGCCCCAGCCATTCAGCCGACGAACACGTTATTGAATTTGCTGACGGTGCCAAAATCACCTACAACCAATCAAGTGGCGCATTGGTTGTTACAGGTATCAAAACCGCCAGTATTACTGCCTCTAATCAAATTGATATTGACTGCCCCACTATCAATATCAAAGGCAATGTGAATATTGATGGAAAGGTAACATCAACAGGCGATATGGTCGCAGGGGGAATCAGTCAAATTAACCATAAACACGGTGGCGTACAAGGTGGCCCAAGTAAAACAGGAAAACCAGAATAATGAATCGATACACTGGCGAAACATTAAAAAACGAAAGCGACCACATTAAACAATCCATTGCCGATATTTTGCTAACGCCTGTTGGCTCACGAATTCAGCGGCGTGAATATGGCAGTTTAATTCCCATGCTAATAGACCGCCCAATTAGCCACACATTGTTATTACAACTGGCGGCTTGCGCTGTTACAGCGATTAATCGTTGGGAACCACGAGTACAAATCACACAATTTAAACCTGAATTGGTTGAAGGTGGCATTGTGGCAAGTTATGTCGCACGCAGTCGTAAAGACAACCAAGAAATGCACAACGAAAAACTATTTTTAGGACATAAACAATGAGCGAATTAGTCGATTTATCAAAACTAGATGCACCAAAAGTGCTAGAAGATTTAGATTTTGAAAGTTTGCTCGCAGACAGAAAAGCGGAATTTATCGCACTTTTCCCACAAGATGAAAGAGCATTTTGGCAAGCACGATTAAGTTTAGAAAGTGAGCCCATCACGAAATTATTACAAGAAGTGGTTTACTTACAGTTGATGGAAAGAAACCGCATCAATAATGCGGCAAAAGCCACAATGTTAGCCTATGCAAGCGGTTCAGATTTGGATGTGATTGCCGCCAATTACAATGTAAAAAGACAAGTCATTCAAGAGGCGAATAATAATGTTACGCCTAAAATTCCCGAAATTTTAGAAGATGACACCTCATTAAGATTGCGCACGCAATTAGCCTTTGAGGGGCTTTCTGTGGCGGGTCCTCGCTCTGCTTATATCTTCCACGCGCTCTCTGCTCACCCTGATGTCGCAGATGTGTCTGTGGTATCACCACAGCCAGCCAATGTCACCGTCACGATTTTAAGTCGCAATGGACAAGGCGAGGCAGAGGAAAGTCTTTTAAATGTAGTTAGAGCAAAACTTAATGATGATGACATCCGCCCTATTGGCGACCGCGTTATTGTCCAAAGTGCGGTGATCCAATCCTACGAAATCCGCGCCAAATTACATCTATATCGTGGCCCTGAATACGAGCCAATCAAAGCGGCTGCATTAAAAAAATTGACCGCTTACACCAAAGAAAAACACCGTTTAGGGCGAGACATTAGCCTATCGGGTATTTATGCCGCATTACACTTGGAAGGGGTACAACGGGTAGAACTTATCTCACCTACCGCCGATATTGTGCTACCAAGCACAAAATCAGCCTACTGCACGGCAATTAATTTGGAGATCGTGACAAGTGATGATTACTAATCATTTACTGCCGATAGGTTCAACCCCATTAGAAAAACGTGCGGCAGAAATTCTAAAAAGTGCGGTAGAAAATCCCATTGTTATTGCAGATTTAATCAATCCTGAACGCTGTCCTGCTGAATTACTCCCTTATTTAGCTTGGGCATTTTCGGTGGACAAATGGGATGAAAACTGGACAGAAGAAGTTAAACGCATTGCGATTAAACAATCTTATTTTGTACACAAACACAAAGGCACAATTGGCGCAGTAAAACGTGTGGTTGAGCCAATAGGCTATCTCATTGAACTGAAAGAATGGTTTCAAACCAACCCACAAGGCACACCAGGAACATTTAGCCTAACCGTAGAAGTGTCTGAAAGTGGCTTGAATGAACAAACCTATAACGAACTAGTGCGACTTATTAACGATGTAAAACCCGTCTCAAGACATCTCAATCAGCTCGCTATCGCAATCTCACCAACAGGGGCACTCAGAACCTTTATTGGTCAACAATGTGGTGAAATCATCACTATATATCCACAATAGGAATATTTATGGCATCACAATATTTTGCAATATTAACCGACTACGGAACACGTGCTATCGCTCACGCATTAAGCCAAGGGCAACCGTTACAGCTCACCCAATTTGCAGTGGGTGATGGCAATGGGCAGGCGGTCACACCAACGGCGAGCGCAACAGCTCTCGTACATCAAACGCACATTGCACCAGTCAGTGCCGTCTCTCTCGACCCTCGCAATAATAAACAGGTGATCGTTGAATTAACCATCCCTGAAAATGTCGGTGGTTTTTATATCCGAGAAATGGGCGTATTTGACTCACAAAACAAACTCATTGCCTACGCAAACTGTCCTGAAAGTTTTAAACCGACAGAAAGTAGCGGAAGTGGTAAAGTCCAAGTATTACGGATGATCTTAAAAGTAGAATCATCTAGTGCGGTAACATTATCCATCGATAACAGTGTGATTTTTGTCACCCGACAACAAATGACACCAAAAACCATTACTGCTACAACACAAAATGGATTTGATGAAAGCGGACACTCCCACGAAATAGCCAAGGCAAGCACCACACAACAAGGGATAACCCAACTCTACACAGGCTACGATAGCCAAAGTGAAGATTTAGCATTAACGCCTAAAACCGCCTATCAGTTAAAACAGCTTATTGACTCCAACATACGTGCGCTTGGCAATGTTATCCCAAACAGCAAAAAATCCTCTGCAGTAGATAGCAATAGCGCAGATACCGTCGCAACCAGTGCCGCGGTTAAAACAGCTTATGACCTTGCCAATAGCAAACAATCCCCAGCCACAACCTTAGCTGGCTATGGCATCGGAAATTTTAAAATTGAGCCTTTTGTTGGCAATTTAAACACCTTAAAAACCGATGGTGTTTATGCGATTACGCAAGCAAGCCGCTCTCAAAATCTACCAGTATCGACCAGTTGTCACATTCAAGTGATTGCGGGTGGCGATGGAGCTTGGTGCCGTCAATTAGCTTATGTTGCATATAGCACCGATGTGTACGAGCGGCATCAGACAAGTTATCAGACAGATAGTTGGTCTGCCTGGAAAAAACTTAATACGGACGGTATTCCTGTTGGTGCTGTGGTGTCATTTCCGCGCGTGGTAACCAATCCAGTTGGCTTTTTAAAAGCCAATGGCACAACATTTAATCAACAAACATTCCCTGATTTGTATCAGGTGTTAGGCAACAGCAACAAACTCCCAGATTTAACCCGTAGCGATGTGGGCATGACCGCTTATTTTGCCGTAGATAATATTCCCACTGGCTGGATTGCCTTTGATGATATTGCTACACAAGTTACCGAGCAACGTTACCCCGAGTTATATCGTCACTTAGTCGGTAAATATGGCTCAATTGCTAGTGTACCTAAAGTAGCAGATAGATTTTTGCGTAATGCGGGTAATGGGCTCTCTGTGGGGCAAACACAAGAGGATGCAATCCGTAATATCACTGGTAAGTTTGGACCTGTAGATGGGGACGATAGACACACAGGAGCATTCAGGCAAGAGGAATCGTTTGGTTATGGTGCAACATTGGAAAGATCTAGATGGTGGGTTTCATTTGATGCGTCCAGAGTTGTTCCTGTTGCAAATGAAAATCGCCCTAAATCGCTTATCCTAAAATTATGCATAAAGGCCATTAATAGTTTTGATGATGTCGTCTTTTGGATTAAATCCCATGGCGAGGTGACCAATGCTGGTACGCTTGATGCAGGGCGATTAGCACAAGGATTACAAGACAAAGCTGACCGTAATCATACGCACACGGCTAGTCAGATTACTGATTTTAATCAGGCCACCTCTCAAATTATTAATGCTGTAATTACCTACCAAAAAATCGGCAACTTTGAAATTCGAAAATATCCAGATGGGACGATGATTCAAAGTTACCTTATTGAACAATATGACTTGAATGGATGGCAAGAAAAATCGTTTAACTGGGCACAAGCATTCATTTCGACACCGATGATTTTTTCAAAAATAACTACGTCGATAAGCGGACAGCATGACTGTGATGTAAATATCCTAACCAAATCTAATAATCGCACCTGTTACTATCATGAGTACGAGCATGGTACATCTAATCAAGGCAACGTCCGTATTGAGTTTTTAGCTATGGGGAGATGGAAACAATGACAATGTATTTTAAAGATGGATTTTTTGACAACACTGACGGTGGTTTTGTACCCGAAAGTGCGGTGGAAATTAGCCAAGATAAATATATTGAGCTACTTAATGGACAATCTCAAGGCAAGCAAATCGTCGCAGACAAAACAGGCAACCCTGTATTAATTGACCCTCAACCCAGCGTAGCACATGTGTTAAATCTTGATACGCTAACCTGGGAAATTTCCCCAGAAAAACAAACCGCACTTTTAGCCGAAACCCAAACTCGACTTATTGCCAACATCGATGAGCACGCGGCAAAAATCTACAGCACCTGGACACGCTTTGAAAGCGAGTATCGTGAGCGTCAAGAGGCGGCAGAAGCCTTTAAATCCGCAAATTATGAAGGCGAGTGCAGCCGATATATCACCGATTTTGCGCAACGCGCAAGACTGGATAATAAGACCGCCACAAACCTGATCTTGACACAGGCAGCAGGGCTCGAAAAACTACAAATGGAGCTTGCCAACCAACGTATGCGCAAATATGAGCTCACAGTACCGGGTTTAACGCTTGAGCAAATGCAGGTAACTTATGACGACATTATCAAGCAAATGGATAACTTGATGGAGGCATACCAAAATGGCTAAGGTTTATTTGGCAATGTACAAACACAAGCGCGACTGGCGCAAAGAGCCAGTCAAAGCGATAGCCGACCACATTACTCGATTTTTCACTAAGGGTAAATACTCGCATTGCGAGATTGCTATTGAGCGCATTGAGTTTGGTAATGGGCATCATTATGAGCATGCGACAGTATATGACTGCTACTCCTCATCGGTGCAAGATGGCGGCGTACGTTGCAAACAGATTGATGTGTCCGATAACACCAAATGGGATTTAATTCCCCTCAATGATGTCACTGAGGAGCAAATTAAAGCCTATTTTAACCGCACTTTGGGCTGTAAATATGACTGGTGGGGTGCGTTAGGTATTGTGCTTGGCATCAAACAAAAACGCTCAAAATATTTTTGCAGTGAGTGGTGCTTTAATGCGATTCAAGGTGGCGAGAGTGGTTGGCGATTTAGCCCGAATCAATTAGGGGCAATGTTTAAACATGATGACTAAAGATAAACCGATCATTAATTTTAACTGGAAATTTGGCGACGATGAAAGCGAAACACTGACGCTAGATGAAAAAGAAGTGCCCGAAGGCTTTGCTGATAGCGAATTTGACTTGTTTATCGTGCCTGATGGCAAAGATCCAGTTATCCATTTGACAAAAGGCAATGGTATTGCGTTATCTGATAACAACATCAAAATCACTTGCACGCGCGACCGTTTAGCTAACACAAGGTGGAAGACCGCAAGTTGGGCGTTAAAAATCACGAATACGAGCAACTGGCGAGACACGCTATGTGGCGGAAAGATTACGCGTTATAGCTATTATCCTGCAGAACGCGTAGAGGAATGATGCGATGAAAGACTGTAAACGGGCTATCGACGTGAAATTGCAGTTGAAACAAGCAGTGGCGGTATCGTTGCAATCAAAACAACCTATCAAGGTGACGTTATCAAAAGGTATTTCTAGTGGCTGTGGTACACCTGTTTTACCTGAATTTTCAGATTTAATTATAGCTTATAGAATAGGACGACTATGACTAAACAAACTATCCAACAACTTTTAACTGAGTTTGCTCAATACTTAGGCGAGCAAGACAAAGCGATTTTGGCTCAAATTGAGACAAAGATAACCCAGCTTAAAAATGACCTGTTAGGCGGTGAGGTATCAGCAGATTTAGATACATTCCGCGAGCTTGCAGAAGAGTTGCGCAAACTCAAAGCAAGCGGAAGCAGTGCGCCTGAGGCATTAACCACTAAACTGACTGAATTTAAACAGAGTTTAGATGGCGTGATTGAGCAAATTAACGCCCTAAATGGAATGGACCTAAAAGCGGCTTATCAAAAAGGGAAAGATAGCTAATGAGCCTTTTAGAACAATTGCCCGAGGTCATCGAGCAAATCGGGCGAGATATTAAAGCCATAACCGTTGTACTTGGCAGCGGTCGCCCTGATAAGCCCGAAACTACAGCTGGCAAAATAAAAGGGAATGAGCCGAATGGCACGATTTATGAATCATCAGATGGCGGTAGAGTCGGAGCCTGGAAATGGCAAAAACGCAATGGGAAATGGGTGGTCACCGATGGCGATACAGGCTTGGTTAATGCGGTAACTAAAAACCTAAAACCTGGTGCTTACATCAAACTCCGCAGGCAAGGCAACCTTGTATCATGCCATATGGGCGGGTTATCTTGGGGATTATTTGGTTATTTGGGCAAAACCGAAAAAGGCTATAGCCCACGACAAGCAGGGCGAGTTGAAGTTATTGGTACAAGTGGGATTCCTCTTGGATTTAGATCAGATGACTCTTGTGGATTTAGCTTATTCGATGACGATACCAATCGAGCTGTGGCAGGTGTTTATGTGGGAGGTGTAGGCGATTCTAATTTTATGAGATTCACGCCTTACCACGCTGATCCAAAGATAAAAGGTAACGATGCTATCCCAGATACTGGTCCCAAAAACCTTCGTCCACAAGCAATGGTATGGGTAACCTCTGACCCTTGGCCGGATAGGGTTTAAGACAAACGGCAGGTAATTCTGCCGTTTTTATCCGCCCTACTCTACCTAACCGCCCTTTGTTAGTTTAAATACCACAACGCCAAGCACTACCACTGGCTTTTAAATCCTTACAAAATAGCCCTATCTCTCAACAACAGGGCTAAAATTATGACAGATGAATATCTCCATGGGGTCAAGGTAACGGAAATTTCCGAAGCCTTGCGAACACTCACCACATCATCCACTGCAGTTATCGGTTTAGTGGCAACCGCACCTGATGCAGATGCATCGGTTTTCCCACTCAACAAACCCACTCTTTTAACTGGCATCACCGCCGAAATGCAAGCCAAAGCAGGTAAAAAAGGGACGTTATCTCGTGCATTAGACGGCATTGCGGACATTGTGAATTGTAAAGTTGTCGTCATTCGAGTAGAAGAAAACGATGATGAAAGCACCATGAAAGCCAATGTAATCGGAACCGTAGATAACGAAGGCAATTACACTGGCTTAAAAGCGTTCCTCGTGTCTGCTGCAGTTTGTGGTGTCAAACCTCGTATTTTCTGTATCCCGAAATATGACAGCCAAGACGTAACCATTGAATTGTTAAGCGTAGCGAAAAAACTCAATGGCTTTGTGTATGCCTCTTGCGGCACAGCAAAAACCAAAGAAGAAGCAGTGACATACGGTCGCAATTTTGCCCAACGTGAATTAATGCTGATTTTCGGTGATTTCTTATCGTTTAACCCAAACACCAAACAAACCGAGGTGGATTATGCCGTTGTTCGTGCTGCCGCAATGCGTGCATATCAAGACAAAGAATACGGCTGGCATACCTCCATTTCAAACAAAGGTTTAACTGGCGTAACGGGTGTCACCAAGCCACTTTCATTTGATATTAACGACAGTGCAACAGACGTGAATTATCTCAACGAACAAGGTATTACTTGTTGTGTGAACCACAATGGCTTTAAGTTCTGGGGATTACGCACGCGTTCGGCTGATAAATTATTTATCTACGAAAACTACACTCGCACGGCACAAGTGTTGAAAGACACCATTGCACAATCCTTTGACTGGGCGATGGATAAAGACATTTCCGTGAATCTGGTAAAAGAAATCGTAGAAGCGATCAATGCAAAATGGCGTGAATATGTGGCGCAAGGTTATTTAATCGGTGGGAAAGCATTTATCAATGCCAACTTAAACACTGCCGCAACCTTGAAAGATGCAAAATTACTTGTGTCTTATGATTACTGCCCTGTTCCACCGTTAGAGCAACTTGGTTTCAACCAATACATTAGCGATGAATACCTTGTGGAATTTGCCGCAAACATTGCAAAAGTAGGAGCGTAAAAAATGGCATTACCTCGTAAACTCAAATTAATGAATTTTTTGGCTGACGGTAATTCTTACCGTGGCCAAGTCACCGAAATCACCCAACCCAAATTAGCCATGAAACTGGAAGAATACCGCGCAGGCGGAATGTTTGGCCCAGTAAAAGTGAATTTAGGGGTAGAAGGCTTGGAAGCGCAATTCAAGATGGGCGGTTATATGACTGAACTTATCAAAGAATTTGGCGGAAAAATTGACGGCACAGCATTACGTTTTGCGGGAGCCTATCAACAAGATGACACCGAAGAAGTGGTTTCAATCGAACTGGTGATGCGTGGTCGTTTTGGAGAGATTGACAACGGCACAAGCAAATCGGGCGATGACACCGAACAAAGCTACACCGTGCCATTAACCTACTACAAAATCATCGAAAACGGCAAAGACCTCGTGGAAATTGACCTAATCAATTCCGTTTTCATTGTCGGTGGCGTTGATCGTCTCGCAGAGCATCGCGCAGCAATCGGCATTTAATTCACACACCTTGCCCCGAAAGGGGCTTTTATTAAATCCCCCTCCCCTCTTTACAAAAAAGAGGGATTTTAAAGGAAACATAAAATGAAAACAGAAAACACCAAAATCATCACTTTAACCACCCCTATTACTCGTGGCGAAAACCAAATCACGGAAATCACTGTCAATAAACCAACGGTGCCCGCATTAAAAGGATTAAAAATGTTTGATGTGTTGCAAATGGATGTAGACGCATTACAAGTGTTATTGCCACGCGTGACATCGCCAGTACTGCACAAAGCAGACTTTGCCACAATGGAAGTCGCAGATTTCACCGAGCTTGCGGCGGTGGCTGTCGGTTTTTTAGGGAAGAACTCGGAAGTGGAAACCGAAGCGACCGAGTAATGATTGCCGCAACAGTGGAAGATGCCATGGCAGACATTGCCATCATCTTCCATTGGCAACCACAAGCCTTTGAGCAAATGACATTTTCCGAATTAATGCAATGGCGAGAAAAAGCAAGAGAACGAAATGAAACAGAAACTGATTAATTACCTGTTTAATTTACCAAGATACATGGTATGGGGAGGGATAATCACCCTCTCAATTATCTTTTGGCTGCTTGTCGTTTTCGGCATTGCGTTTTTATTTTGCTAATTCATCAAGTGCGGTCAGAAATTATGAGATTTTTTGACCGCACTTTTCACAGGATTTTATTATGCTTAAATCATTACATTTTTTAGATTTTATTCGCGAATTTATTCTTTTTTCTGTTGTTCTTGCCGTATTTATTATCGGCAGTTCAAGCGCTCAAATTACCTTAATTTGGATTATTACCATTTTATCCTTTCTGGCTTGGATTGGTACGGCGGAAAACTATGAAAAGAAGAAGATCAGATATACAAAAGCAAAAACCACATTTGAGATGTATACGCTAATTTTATTAAGCACGATTTTTGTTTATTTTGATCATTGGATTATTGGTACTTTTATATTGTTTTCAAACTTAATTTTTATTATCAGTTGCATGGAAGGCAATGCAAAAAAGGAAGAATAAATGTTCCAAAACTTCGCACTTGCCACATTGGGTATGTTTGTTTTTACTCGGCAAACCGTGCCTTTTCAAAGTTTAGACCGCACATCAAATTGGCGACATCCAACCAATGCCATTGTTGGAGCAATGCCAAAAACACAATTCACCGGTAAAGAAAGCGAAACCGTCACGATAAGTGGCAGATTAATCCCAGAAATCACTGGCGGCAGATTTTCCATTAAGGCCTTGGAATTAATGGCAGACAGTGGCGGTGCATTTCCGCTAATTGACGGTGCAACCTTTGAAATTATCGGTTTTTTTGTGATCGAAAGCGTGCAAGAAACCCGAACAGAATTTTTTGGCGATGGTGCCCCCCGTGCGATTGATTTCAGCATGAGCTTAAAACGTACCGATGACCCAATGTTAATCGCCATTGCAGAGAGTTTAATGAGTAGCCTTTAATGTTTGATTTAAATCTTGACAATCACCGCACGCCCGCTTTTAAAGTGCAGATCACCACGAAAGACAAAAAACAGCAAGACATCACACAAGTGATTTCGAGCCGTTTAATTAGTTTGTCTTTAACAGATAATCGAGGATTGGAAGCGGACACGCTCGACTTAGAATTATCCGATCATGATGGCAAACTGGCTTTGCCGCCACGCAATGCCACAATCCAAGTTGCGCTAGGCTGGAAAGGCAAACCGCTGATTGACAAAGGGCAATATTCAGTGGATGAAGTGCAATTTTCAGGTGGTGCAGGATCGGCAGACAGATTAACCATCAGAGCAAGAGCGGCAGATTTAAAAGGCTCATTTTCCGAACAAAAAGAGCGGTCATTTGATAAAAAAACGTTGGGCGAAATTATTGACACCATCGCCAAAGATAACCAACTCAAAAGCCACTGTGAGAAAAAACTGGCTAACACCTTTATTGCACACATCGACCAAACCAACGAAAGCGACATTAATCTATTAAGCCGCCTGGCAGAAGAACACGGGGCAATGTGCACCGTTAAAAATGGCACGCTATTATTTATGCCGCTAGGACAAGGCAAAACCGCCACAGGCAAGCCGATTCCACTGCGTAAAATCACTCGCAAAAGTGGCGACAACTACAATTTCTCCATTGCAGAAAGCGAAAACTACAAAGCCGTGCGGGCGTATTGGCATGATACGGCCACTGGCAAACGTGGCGAAATTATCGTAGATAAAAATACTAGGATTGTGAAAAAACAGCGCATGACAAAAGGTAGAACGCTAGCAGATGGTACAGTAAAGGGCAGACGATTAACGAAAATAAAATATAACACCATTGAACAAAAAGCTCCTGTGGAAAGTGACAATGATAAAATTAAAAGTCTTCGTGTTACTTATCCTTCGGAAGCGAGAGCTATCACTACCGCCAAATCCGCCTTTGACAAACTCAAACGAGGCGTAGCAACATTTAGCCTAAATCTTGCCTTTGGCGAACCCGATTTAATCCCCGAAACACCCATTGAGCTTTCAGGCTTTAAAGCAGAAATTGACAACACCAACTGGCTGATAACTCAAGTCACCCACAGCATAACCGACAACGGCTACACCTGCGGCGTGGAAATGGAACTGAAAATAGACGAAGAAAAGGCGGAGTAATTCCCCCCGCCTGTTTTAAGCTGCTTTATAAGCCTGATCTTTGTGTGTTGGTTGCTGGGGAAATGCTGGAATTAGAAGCCTTTCTTCAACTAATAATGTAATATGCCTACCTAGAGCAGATATTGTCATACCAAGCAAATCAGCAAGAGCAGCTTTAGAAACATATTGATCTTCACAAAGTACAAGCAATAATTCTTTTACTTGTTCAGGTCTCTTTTTCTTTAAAGAATAAAATCTAGGGTTAACAATATTGCGTAGTTCTTGCAGATATTCAGGATTAAGTTCTTTGAGGTTATCAACAACTTTCCCTAGAGTGTTTTGAATTCGCCCTTCGTTATCTCTCCAAATGAATTTAACTTGCCGTGATTCTGTTAAATTATTAGCTTGTGCATTAGCTTGTGCATTAGCTTGTGCATTAGCTTGTGCATTAGCTTGTGCATTAGCTAATGCATTAGCTTGTGCATTAGCTTGTGCATTAGCTTGTGCATTAGCTTGTGCATTAGCTCGTGCATTAGCTTGTGCATTAGCTTGTGCATTAGCTTGTGCATTAGCTAATGCATTAGCTTGTGCATTAGCTTTGGTTCTTAGGCGTACAGAACCAGAAGTATAAATATCAGCAATATCAACTTCTTTAATCCATGGGAGAATATAATACTTTTTCTTGCCATCGCCTTTACCTATCAACCAACATTTTTTAGCCAATTGCGGTAATGCGAGAGTTATCTCCCTACCGGTAAAACTATTTCCCATGTTTTCAGTAAGAGAAGCGTGATTAATCCAACCATCATTTAAAACCGCATAAATTAAAATATTTTTATATAATGTCCTTTCTTGTGAGAAATCTTCCCCAAATTCTGTTTGTAATTTACGAATAGCTGATAATGTTGCGCCATCTTGTAATGTCAATGCAAGATGTGTTGATAAATGATTGGTCAATAATTCTGGAGTAGTTAAAAGTTCCCTAATCCAGTTAGTAAATATTTTTTCAATTCCTTTGCCTTGTCGTTCACATAAGCCAGCTATTCTAAAAATATTGTGTATAAGAGAATTCCGACAGGTCGATTTTAGACCATTAATAGCTTGCTCAATACTGACTAACATTGAACCAGGATTTTCAAATGTTAGTCTGTTAGATGTTTTTACTATTTTTAACGAAATTTGATCATTAAAATAATCAGCGTGAGTAAAGAAATTTACCAATGCTTCACGCAATGCTTCGGTAATTTCATTTTCTTCTTTTCTAGTCAAGTTATTAAGCTTGAAATGGCTATTTTTGGCAATATCAAACAATAAAGCCGAGGTTTTTAGATAGAATTCAAATAAATTGCCGTCTTCCAAATCATCGCAAGTAAAGCGAGATGAATAACGTTCATCACCTTGTATATCTTGATAGTCTAAAAAATAATGCGGCAGTAATTGGCGGATAATGTGAAGTTGACCAAAGACTAAAAGACCAGCATAGGTTAGTCCTTCTTGTCCCGTGTCTAAGTTTCTTGCATAGGCATTAATTTTTTTAGTAATAACAAATCATCAAGCACTAATAACGGACTAGTTGGATTATAGTTTTTAAGAAATTGGCGGTACTTTTGAAGTGTATGTTGATTAATTTCATCAATGCCGGTGTTAGGAATAACTTTGCTATCCTGATTGTTTTTTGTATAACCAGATAAATAATTTTTGAGTTCATTAGCATTAAGCTTATGATCTCCTGTATGAAGGCGAACATAAGACAATCTAGGATCGTTATTAAGATGAACGGGTATATCTGAATTATCGGCTTTTTTGACCCTTATCGCGATAACATCTACCAAAATATTGTTTATTTCTTTTTGAATAATTTTAATATCATCATTTGATAAATTATTAATACTTATTTTTTGTCCGCCTCGCATTTGACTAAACATATCATCAAGTAATTTTTGAGTATTTGAAACACCACTAATCGAAAAAACTTGATTTTGTTCACTAATACCTAAAAAGATAATTCCCCCTTGAGTGTTGGAGAAAGCACTATAAGACAACCAGAAATCTTTAGGCAGTGTATTCGCTGATTTTTTGCATTCAAAAAACAATCTTTCTTGAATCGACGAGGTGTCTTCCAAAATCTCTTCTATTTGTAACCAGAGAGAATTTAGTGTAATCATAATTCATTCCTACAACATCTTTGGTCTAATCGGCAGCACGCTCAAGAATTTAGCGCGTACTTGTGCCGTATTGAATAGTTTCTCGGTAATTTCAAACGTTGGATAAAGTGGGTTATCACTTAATGCGCGAATAATACCGCCGGGAACACGTTGCAAACGTTTGATATAGGTTTTACCTCTACCCACAAATACTCTCACAAGGCACGCCATCGTGGTCACGGTCAAGTTTGTGCATGCCACATTCTCTTAAATGGAATTTAGCATCATCGCAATTATCCATGTCCTTACAAGTGCGTTTTCCATCACTGCAACTAAACTGCTCTGCATCCGCTTTTTTGCTTTTGGCAAAAGTTGCTGTTGGGAAAACAAAAGAAAGAGCGGTTAAAATTAAGATGATTTTTTTCATTTTCTTAGGTTGTCCAGATTTTATAGTGATACTGAAAAACGAACAGTGGATACACGTTAAGGGTAATCATCACCACCATTCGGATATTTGCACCGCTTCAGCCGATTGAAAGCCATCTTCCAACCACGAAGAAAACCGTATTTCCGCAAGGCTAAAATGGCGTAATTTGAACAACTAGGCTCAAAGCGGCAACCATTGCGAATTTTTTCCGGTGCTAAATATTGATAAAGTAAAATTAATTGGATACTAAGCCAAACCATTAATCATTTTTTTCGCGTCTAAAGGTGATAACTTTATGAATCTTAGTTGTCGTTTTGCCGCCGGAAAAACATCCTGCCGCTTCTTCGGTAGAAAAATCATCTATCCGAAAAAACTCCCAGCCTAATCTAGCCTGTTCATTCACCAGTTCTTGTAAATAGTCTGCTGCGGCAGTTTGAATGTTCTTTCTTTGCGCAATAATATGTGGCGCAGCTTGAATCATTTTATATTCGTATAACATAATAAATTTTCCTTAGGTTTGTTTTATTAAAATAAATCACCACTTCTTCATCTTCATCGGCAAACTAAACACCACGTGACTTAATCCACGATAGCAGCCATTTTACCCAGTTTGGCCGTTGTTGTTCAGCCAGTAAATCGCGCAAGTGGCAGGCAAATTCGTGCATTGCTTGCAACTCGGTTTCTTTCATTTCTTTAAAATAGTGTGACCCATAACATTTATCGGCATGTGTATTGATCACAAATTCAAGGTGCGCAGAACAATTACGTACAGCAAGAATTTCAGCTACTAATCTGGTGCGCGGAAAAGGGGCGCCTTCTTTATGATAGATATTCGTGATGTTCACATCTCGCCCAGCAAGATGGTGTACTGTGCTGTTTTCAATGGTTTGTTTTGTCATGGGCGGGTTACTTCTTGCCTATATTGATATCACGCCCCGCCACATTTTCAATAATACTGTTAGAAACTGTTTGCCCTGAAAGTGCGGTAGGGCTTTGTAGATTTTTCTCTTGCTCCCATAATGTATTAAAATCTCCCTTTATTAACCCTGCTTCAAGCATTGTCATAAAAGTGATAGCACTAGTTTTTTGCCCATCTTTAACCAAACGATTAAATGCCAACAATACTGTTCTTTCTAACGGTTCTAAACTCTCTTTTGTCCGTTCACCTGTAAACAAATAATTAATATCCGCACCTAATTTAGAAAAAGCCATTAAGAAGTCTGAACTAGCAGCCCTCTCTCCATCTTCATAATAGTTATAAGTTCGCTTAGAAACTCCGCAAAATCTAGCTATTTCATCTTGAGTAAGACCTAAACGCATACGTTCATTTTTTAACATTTGAGAAAATTGCACCATAATTCAAATTTTCCTATTGTAAGTTGCACAATTATGCAATAAAATATTTCCAAAATAAGATAACAAGGCTTAAAACGGATCGTTTTGATAAATACTCTAACAATATCAACAAATTCAGGAGGTGTCTATATGGAAAAAAAAGATCTTAGTCATAAAACTAAGCGTAAACCTCGCCCTATACGCGAGGTTTCTGTGGCATTTCACATAACGTTAAACACAGAAGAAGGCGAAGTTTTTGAACGCAAACGGGAAAACTTGGGATTAGCAACCAAAGCCGCATTGGGGCGGATGTTGATTCGTCAAGGATTGGGACTAGCAGATTAATAACCGTGCAATCCAAGGCAAGGTGCGATGTTAAAAGATAACGCTATGTCAACCCATATCATCGGCGATAACAATACGGTTGCCGGGCGAGATGTGAATATTACGAATGTTGTAGTGAATGTGTCTATTTATCTTCAGCGTAGCATTCCTACAGAATCGACATTGGAAACCGAGGTCAAGCCTAATGATGGATTGGGCAGTGATTCGGGCAAGTTGATTTAAAACAATGTAAACAAACACAATGGCAATACTAATCTGTTTTTTGCTTCAACAGTGCTGGCAACACCACAATGCCGATGGCATAAAACATGGCTTTTAATGAGGCGTATTGCTTAATGGCTTGTTGTGGAACTTCGCTGAAATTAAACCCAAATTGTTGGAGTTCCGCTTGGCTGAAACTGCCGAGTGCAAAGACAAAAATGCAAACGCCACATAAATAGGAATGTTGTCCTGGAATGTGCAAGTTTTTGGTGTACGGAATCGTTTTTTTATATACCCAATAAATCACGAATGATATCAACAGCAATATAGCAAGTTGAATATCGGCGTTGATTTCTGGCACAAGTGCAAAGCGAGTATAAACATAAACTAACCCTAATGTTGCCCAATAAGCCACGGTATCAATGATGATGTCTTTTATAAAAAGCAGGTGTTTTTTATTTTTTCGAACATAGGGGTGCCTTATGGCTAAAAAAGTGGATGAACAATTATGGGTTCGCGTATTGGAACTTGAACAAGCTTTGAAAGAACAGGAAAAACAAACCAAGCAAAGAATAGACGAACTGGGACAGCAATACAATTATCACCATAACCATTTACCAGCTTTATGTTTTATCTGCGCTGTAATAGGAACGTTCTGTGCATTCCAATTTTTTAGATAGCAAAAGTATAACAAAGTAAACAAAAACAACAAGGAAAAGGATATGGCGAAAACAGAAAAAAAACGCGAACTAAAATCTGAAATTATCGCATTTCGTGTGACAGCAAGTTTTAAAGAAAAGTTACAAGAAATGGCTCAAGCGGATAAACGGGAATTGAATGATTTTATCCGTTTGAAATTGGAAGAATGTATTAATTAACTTTTAATTTTAATAACCGTGCAATCCATATTGGGGAATGTGGAGAGTATAGGACAGAAGAAGGTGTGTGATATGGCAGCAAAAGTCGATGCATTATGTCCAGGATGTGGTAGCGATCAGATTGGAACGAGAACCTCTAGAAAGGCAGAAAATACCATTGTTTCTGAATGCTATTGCAAAAGCTGTGGTCGAGTTCATTTCGAACTCTGGACAGAAATTCGCAATATTAGTATCGGTACATTTACACCGGCATTAATTCAGAATTTCAAAACAGCCGAACAGTGGGCAAAAGAACGTCAAATGCGTAAGCAAGGCAAGTTACCAGCAATAGACGAACGGCAAATCGAAATCCCTACGGATTAATTCTTAATTTTCCAACCGTAATTTAAACATGGTCGTTTGAAGAAATTCATTCGACAGGATTTTTGCAACCAAAATTTAGGAGTTTGAGCAAATGGCAAGCAGTAATTATGTGTATGACAACGGTAAAAAACGCCATAACCGTGTGAATGTGTGGCAGTTAAACAAAACCGTACAAGTACAGGCTCGCAACATTCAACTGTTGCAACGAGCGATTTCTCACCAAGCAAACGTGAATGCACAGCAAGTCTTGCTGAATGAGTCACTGAGCGATCGCATTGCGTTACTTGAAGAAGAACAGTGGGCTCGTGAACAAAGCATTTTCCAACGCTTTGCACGGTGGTTCCGTAAATAAATGAATGGGGGTGAGTGATGGCCTTAATGCCTTATTGCTTTGACGATGAAACGGAATCTGCCGCTGAAAAATGGTGCCGTGTTAATCAAGTAAACGTGCCTGAAATCCGAAGTTTTGATGATGTGCTGCACTCGTTAAGCAAAAGCCAATTCCGTGTAGAACGAGAGTTTGACGGTTTACAACAAGGCTTTCGAGAAATGCTGTTGGAATTAGCCGATTTAGATTTTTCAGATTTACGTGCAGGGCATTTAACAGGCACTAAGCTCCATCACTACACAGAACAAGGACAACGTAAAATAGCCCGCGCACTACGTAAAGTGCGGTTACTTTCGGGAATGTTTTCACAAGGCGTAACAGAGCGGGAATTTACTCAAATTGATACTCAGGAGGATAAAAATGGAAACACAAATGAATAAATCCGCACAGAAATGGTATCGCAAATATCGTCGTTTTTTAGCTTTGTGGGGACATTTAAAACAACAAGGGAAAGATGACATCGCCGCGCTTGTTTATTCAAAAATCATCGAATCCGCCAATATGACGGTTTACTTAGCGAGAAATGCAAAATGAAAAAATTAGCGATTAAAACTTATTTAGACCATGCGCAACACGCAAAAGAAAGTGAGCAACAAGGCAATTATGGGTTAGCCGCAAAACAATGGCGTTCAGCGTGGATAGCAGCACCAACCGAAACACAAACAAACTGGAGCTTTGCAAGCTCTGAATATTGTTTCAAAAAAGCGATTGAGGAAGGGCAAATCAAACTAGACAAGACCCGCCAATATGACTTTAAGCAATTTATGGGGAAACGTGATGAGTGAGCTTTTTATGATGTTTTTAGTGGCAGTATTTGCTGTTCTTGGTGCAACTATTACGGTAATGGGATTAATTGAGTTTATTACGGACGTGCTAGATAGCCGTTGGTAAAGGAGAAAAAGAATAATGGAAAACAATATTTGTATCGCTCTAGATTGTGGCGCAACGCTAGAAATTTTACCCATCGGCACCCGCTTTCAAGTGGTTGAAGTGATGGGTGATCAAGATAGTTGGTCTGGCAAACAAAAAACAAGAACCGTGGGCAATTTACACAACACAATTTGGGGCGCAATCGAAGAAGTACGCCGTTATGACTTGGCCCAATATGAAATGTTGAGCTTGGAAGAATTAGTCAGTGCCGTGAATTCGACCAACAACAAAATCAAAGAATATTTTGAATATCACAGTGAATATTTAGCCAATACGGCAATGTAAGGATTCTTGATGATGAACTGGGAACTTGAGTGTAATGCCAATCTTGCCAAACGTGAGCAAGCGATGGCAGATGCACGTGCAGTGATGATGCAAAGTGCGGTGAATTTTGACCGCACTTTAGATGCTGCTCAAGCGACATCGGCGCAAATGGAATTATTTTCTGTTGCGCCGCACCAGTTCGATTATGTTGAAAAACTGCTTTCTGCGCTCCCTCGCAAACGCCAACGTGAGCATTTTCGCCATGTGTGGTTGCGTGCATTCAATGGCGTGAAAGATGATGGTTCTATCGGGTTTAAATTTGGTAATAAACAGGCAGCGTATGCGAATACCTATTTGCGCGAAATCCTCACCAATCGTTTGAAAGCCGTTTTTCAACATTATCACGTTAGCCTTGATTGGTTGATTGATCGTGATACACATTCACAAGTGGTCGCACTTTCTAAAGGCAAAAAAGCGGCTAACTTTCCGTTTTATTTGTTAGGTGAACATCAGCTAAAAGAAATGGCAGACAAATTAGCCATGTTGTTTACGAAATTACAGTCTGATTTTGTTACCGAACAAGCCGAGCGGAAAGAGCGTGGGGAAATATCTCTTGATGATTTCACCGCACTTTCTCGTGACCTTTATCGCTTAGTGGGCGAAGTGTGCGCAGATATTGGTTTTCCGTTAAAACACTGGTTCGCTTATCAAGATAACCGTTTCTTAGATGTAAATGACATTGAGGTTGATCTAAATAAATCAGTTTGCCCAAAACATTGGAAACGCCAACTCACCACGGCACAAAAACGGTTAAAAGAACATGTGGAGATTGGCTGTGGTGCAGTATCGGCAAAAGTGAGCCCTTATGTCTCTCAAACTGCATTTAATGACTATCGTGCGCAACGTGCAGATAACCTCGAATATCTGCAACAAATGGTGTTGGAAAATCTAGACGATAGCACCGAACAAATGCCGTTGATTGAAATGTGGAAAAAATCGGTAGCAAATCCTGCTATCCGTTTCCAGGAAACCATGAACCGCTTGCGTGGTATTGATGAATGGGCGATAGAAAATTCGTTTGTGTCACTCTTTCTTACACTGACTGCGCCATCCTCTTTTCACGCGACGCATGAAACAGGCAAAAACAATAAAAAATGGCAAGGCGCAAGCCCTCGTGATACGCAACGTTACTTAAATAAAGTGTGGGCACAGTTGCGTGCACAGTTTGCCAAACGTGGAATCGGTTTTTTTGGCTTTCGTGGCGTTGAACCACATCACGACGGCACACCGCATTGGCACTTGCTGATGTATGTAAAACCTGAACATAAAGATGACGTTATTCATCTATTCCGCAAGAAAGCGTTGGAATTAGATGGCGATGAATTCGGTGCGAAAAAATACCGTTTCAAAGTAGAAGAAATTGATCAAACCAAAGGTTCTGCCATTGGCTATGTGGCGAAATACATCGCCAAGAATATCTATGCAGGTAAGCAAGGCAAAGAAATGTCCGATGAAGTAGAAAATCTGACATTACTTGAAAACGTGCAACGTGTCAGTGCGTGGGCAAATCTTTGGGGCATTCGTCAATTCCAGTTTTACGGCACACCGTCAATTTCGACTTGGCGCGAACTTCGCAAAATTGATGATGCAATGGCAGCCGTTGCGGATGATGAAGTATTGGATATTGGTCGTACGGTGGCTGATGTGAGTTGCTTTGGTAGTTATTTAAAAGTGCAAGGTGGCGCAATGACAAAACGTTGCGACCAACCAATTTGTATTGAGTATGAGGAATGCGAACCGAATAAATATGGGGAAATTCGTAAGAAAATTGTGGGGGTAAAAAACAGATTCACAGAAAAGAAAATCATCACCAAATTAAAAAACTGGGTGATTAAATCAGCGAAAAGTGTGTTGGGTTCCACCGCACTTCATTCGGAGTCCACCGAAACAAACAAGGCGCATCGCGCCGCTTGGACTTGTGTCAATAACTGTAACCGCTCAAAAATTGAACAGCAAGTTAATTTATTGATGTTGCCTATCGGTTCGTCATTAAAACCGTCACAAATTGACCTTTTAATGCGCCATGGACGGTTACGGCTTAATGACTATCGGTGGATTTGTTGTGAAAACGATGAAGTTTTCATTAAAGAAGAAAAAATTCCGTTGGCTCAAGCCTTTGGTTGGGGAGAGAGCTTGGGGGATTTTAGGGTAAATTGATTAAAAGTGAGGTTAAAAATGGCAGACTTACAACAGCTTATAAAAAACATCGAACAATGGGCAGAAGATCGCAATTTGATTGAGGGTTCAACGCCGCAAAAACAATTTATTAAATTGATGGAAGAATTTGGTGAGCTATGTAGTGGCGTAGCAAAAAATAAACCTGATGTAATTAAGGATAGCATTGGGGATTGCTTTGTGGTGATGGTGATTTTGGCTGCACAACGCAAGAAAGATGAAATGCGTTCATCTGCTGAAATTGCTGATCAATACAGATATCTTAACGTTGATATTGAAAGCCGCTTAATTGAAGCATTGTCAAGCTTGAATCGTTTAAGTTATGAGTTAAGTAGTCCAGAAAATATTAGTGCTTTATTTGGTTTGTTCTTTATTGAGATAGTCGAAGTTGCACGTTATTTTGATTTAAATATACACGATTGTGTGCAAGCAGCATGGGATGAAATCAAAGACCGAAAAGGACGTATGATTGATGGTGTGTTTGTGAAAGAGGGGGATTTGTGATGATAACGAATGAACAAGTGATGGAGAAACTCGCTTCAATCGAGGCTTTATTGCAAAAACCTGTTATCAATGAACATAGCCGTGAATTATGGACTATTGATGATGTCGCTAAATATTTTGGGTTTAGTATGGATCATACTCGCAGAAATGTTATCGCTAGTCCGTTCTTCCCCGCTGCTGTGGCTATTTCTGGGCGAACAGGTGGGAAAAGTAAAGATTTATATGTATCAGGTGAGGTTGTTTCATTCTGTTTGAAACATAAAAAACGAAAAGCAAGAATTTGAAAAAGGCGGGTTTTAATTCCCGCCTTTTGTTTTATAGTCGTTGAGCAATTTCTGCCATATCAGGTGCGTAATAGGTATTTTGCAGAATACTGAGATCTCTATGGCCCGATATTTTGGCTAATACCATTACATCCACTTTTTCTGCCAATCTGGTTAAGGCTTCACGGCGGGTGTCGTGAAAATGTAAATTGGCATTTTCAAGTCCTGCCATCTTTTTGAGCTTGCGGAAGTTGTGATCCAGTTGGCGTGCTTCCATTTGGAATACTCTCGGGTCACTTTCTGTTTTTACCGAAGTAAGATGTTGTAAAATCTCTATTGCTTTTACCGAAAGAGGCACCGTGCGTGAATGTCCATTTTTAGTAATTGGCAAAAAGGCAGTGCGCTTTTCAAAATTGATATTATTCCAAGTTAAACTTGCTATTTCCCCTGCTCTCATTGCTGTCTCTATCGCAAAAAGAAACGCTGCACCCGTGCGATTTTGTAAGGTTTTTGGCGGTTCAATATGTTCGACATCATAACCTGACACAAAAATCAGACGCTCAATTTCGTGTTCATCATATCGACGAGTTCTAGGTGCTGGCGCTTTTGGTTTCTCAAGATATTTTAAGGGGTTTTCTGTTATAAAATCCCATTCAATCGCTTTGGCCATCAGAGCTGAAAGCGAACTACGTTCACGCAAAACTGTTGCTGGAGAGACTTCTTTTAATCGTTGATTTTGCCACTCACGGAAATGTGCTTTTCCTATTTCTTGTAAGGATATTGCGGCAAGCGGAGTGCGAGAAAGACGTAATAATCTTATCCGTTCTTCACGTTTCCCGCGCTTGGTTACAGTGACTTCTTTTAGATACTTATCAATCAGTTCATCCAATGTAATATCAGGGATTTCATTATACTTTCCTGATTCGAGCTGTTTTTCGAGCATTTCTGCCCATTTTTTTGCATCTGCTTGAGTCAAAAAAGTGGCTGATTTGCTCACGCCAAACTTGCGCACTTGTGCGCGCCAACGCTTGCCATTCTTGATAATTGTCGCCATTGTTTACTCCATAAAAATGTGTGCAATGCACGTGTGCAAAAATGTGTGCAATGGAGTATAAGACAGATCGAAATCGATCCCAATCGGTATAAAAATGCTACCTTTTAGGCGATTTTGATATAAAAAAGAAGGTGTGTTTTAGTGTGTTGAATTATATAAACTATTGTTTTTACTTATATTTTATCTATTTCTCTCTGAGAATTGGGGAATAGAGAAAAATAGAGATGGTGCGACTAGCTGGACTCGAACCAGTGACCCCCACCATGTCAAGGTGGTGCTCTAACCAACTGAGCTATAGTCGCACTGTATAAAGTGTCTGGAATTATAGATATTTTTAATCTGAAAACAAGTATTTTTCTTAAAACTCGAGATAACTGGCAAAAAAGTAAACAGTATTGCCTTTAATAACCGGGCTGTTTTTGATTTCCCCAATTTTTAAGCGTATAATGCGCACCGATTTTTCATCTGACTAATATATAGCCAAGTAAAAATAGTATCTTTAAAATTTTGTAATTATTGACGGAGTAAATAATGTCTAGAAGACTAAGAAGAACGAAGATTGTATGTACTATGGGCCCATCAACTGACCGTGATAACAATCTTGAAAAAATTATCGCAGCGGGTGCAAACGTAGTTCGTATGAACTTCTCTCACGGTACACCTGATGACCATATTGGACGAGCTGAACGTGTACGTTCTATCGCAAAAAAATTAGGAAAAACCGTGGCAATCTTAGGTGATTTACAAGGTCCTAAAATTCGTGTTTCTACTTTTAAAGACGGTAAAATTTTCTTAAGCGTTGGTGATAAATTCATTCTTGATGCAGAATTACCAAAAGGCGAAGGTACGCAAGAATCTGTTGGTTTAGACTATAAAACGCTTCCACAAGATGTTGTTCCTGGCGACATTCTTTTATTAGATGATGGCCGTGTTCAATTAAAAGTATTATCAACTGATGGTGCAAAAGTATTCACTGAAGTCACCATTGGTGGTCCATTATCAAATAATAAAGGTATCAACAAATTAGGTGGCGGTTTATCTGCAGAAGCATTAACAGAAAAAGATAAAGCAGACATTATTACCGCTGCACGCATTGGCGTTGATTTCTTAGCCGTTTCTTTCCCTCGCTCAAGCGCTGATCTAAATTATGCACGTGAACTTGCACAACAAGCTGGTTTAAATGCAAAAATCGTCGCTAAAGTTGAACGCGCAGAAACAGTGGCTAATGATGAAGCAATGGACGATATCATTTTAGCATCTGATGTCATCATGGTTGCACGTGGTGACTTAGGTGTAGAAATCGGTGATCCTGAATTAGTCGGAGTACAGAAAAAATTAATCCGTCGTTCACGTCAATTAAATCGTGCTGTAATTACAGCGACTCAAATGATGGAATCAATGATTAGCAACCCAATGCCAACTCGTGCTGAAGTGATGGACGTTGCGAACGCAGTATTAGATGGTACTGATGCAGTTATGCTTTCTGCAGAAACAGCAGCTGGTCAATATCCTTCTGAAACAGTAGCAGCAATGGCTGGCGTATGTTTAGGTGCAGAAAAAATGCCAAGCATTAACGTTTCTCGTCACCGTATGGATAAAGAATTTGAAACCATTGAAGAATCTGTTGCGATGTCTGCAATGTATGCAGCAAACCACATGAAAGGTGTGGCTGCAATCGTCACTTTAACTAGCACAGGTCGTACTCCATTATTAATGTCACGCATTAGCTCTGGCTTACCAATCTTTGCTTTATCTCGTAATCAAGAAACCTTAAACCTTTGTGCACTATACCGTGGCGTAACTCCAGTTTATCATGGTGAAGATAGCCGCACAGAAACTAGTGCAAAAGCAGCGCTTCAATCATTAAAAGAAAAAGGTTACTTATCTACTGGGGATTTAGTGCTTGTTACTCACGGTGGTCAAGGTGCGACACAAACCAATGTATGTCATACATTAATTGTTGAATAATCAACAATCTGAACACTTTAAAATGAAAGAGCGGTGGATTTTTCCACCGTTTTTTATTTCCTTTTTCTACCGCACTTTTCACTTAAACCCAATAGATATTTGCGGTATCATAGGCGGCATTCTAGTATCGAAATAAGTCCTATGGCATCACAACCTCAAATCAAATCTTCTGACAAAAAAACGGCACAAATAAGTATTCCACCGCACTCACTTGAGGCTGAACAAGCCGTATTGGGTGGCATCATGCTGAGCAATCAACATTGGGATGGCATTGCTGAACGTGTGATTGCTGACGATTTTTATACTTTTCAGCACCGTCTGATTTTTACAGAAATGGAACATCTAATGCGTAATCAATCGCCTATTGATTTAATTACGCTAGATCAAGCCTTAAGAAGCCGTGGTGTAAGCGATGAAGTGGGTGGATTTGCCTATCTAGCAGAGCTCTCCAATAATACGCCGAATGCGATTAATATCTTGGCTTATGCGGATATTGTGCGCGAGAAAGCCATATTACGAGAACTTATTTCGGTAGGAAATCGTATTGCTGAAAATAGCTATTCTCCCAAAGGGCAAGACATTAAGTTAATTCTTGATGAGGCTGAGCGTGAAGTGTTTGCGATTGCAGAAAAACGAACAACTTCTAGCGAGGGCCCACAAAATGTGATCAATGTGCTGGAAAGCACCATTGAAAAAATCGATATTTTGAGCAAACTTGAAAATCATTCAGGCGTAACGGGCATTACGACTGGTTTCACTGATCTTGATAAAAAAACGGCAGGTTTACAGCCTTCTGACTTAATTATCGTTGCAGCACGTCCGTCAATGGGTAAAACCACCTTCGCTATGAACCTTTGCGAAAATGCCGCAATGGCAAGTGAAAAACCCGTTTTAGTATTTAGTTTAGAAATGCCAGCAGAACAAATTATGATGCGTATGATCGCATCGCTTGCTCGTGTTGATCAAACTAAAATCCGAACAGGTCAAAATTTAGATGAAATCGAGTGGAATAAAATTGCTAGCGTAGTGGGAATGTTCAAGCAAAAAAATAATCTTTATATCGATGACTCTTCAGGCCTAACGCCTACCGACGTTCGTTCCCGCGCACGCCGAGTTTATCGTGAAAATGGTGGATTAAGTATGATTATGGTGGATTATTTGCAATTAATGCGCGCACCCGCATTTTCAGATAACCGAACACTAGAAATCGCAGAAATTTCTCGCTCCCTCAAAGCGCTAGCCAAAGAATTACAAGTGCCAGTGGTCGCGCTTTCTCAGTTAAATCGTACTTTAGAACAACGTGCAGACAAACGCCCTGTAAACTCAGATTTACGTGAATCTGGCTCCATTGAACAAGATGCAGACTTGATTATGTTTATTTACCGAGATGAAGTCTATAACGATAATTCGGAAGATAAAGGTGTTGCAGAAATTATTATCGGTAAACAGCGTAACGGCCCAATTGGTCGAGTGCGGTTAAAATTTAATGGACAATTCTCACGCTTCGACAATCTTGCCGAACAACGTGAATATCATGATGATTATTAA